TGCACTGATAAAAGCATAAGGTCTTTTTTTGAATTTCCTTTTCCAGTTACAAATTTTTTTAATACAGTTGGAGGAACGATGATAAAAGGATAATTCGCCATAAATAAATCTCGTTTTATTATTCCTGCAAGCTCTCCTAATTGAAATATACTGATTGTTTTGGTGATACCAAAAGCAGGACCTTCTATCATTATTAGATCAGGTTTAATCTTACCAACGGATAATCCAATACTAATTGCTATTTTTGTTAATCTTGGTGTATTTTCCTCTTTGGAAGAAGATGTTATGAGTCGTTGTTCTACAATTTTTTCTTGGGAATCTACAGCTACCAATCCAGTTGCACATAACGATAAATCTAGTCCCATCACTATACTCATGGATTTTTCATCCTCCTTGGTTCCCAAAGAATTCAACCAAAACAACTTCACCATCCAATGATTTAGCCGTTAATTCTTTTCCGGGGAAATATTTCAATTTAATTATAGACCAAAATAATCCCCGTATAGATTTCAAAGCCTCCGTCTTCCATCTTACTTCTTCTTCTCTTCTTTTTGATTCTACTACTGTATGACTAGTTATATCTAATTTCACTATATTAATTTGATCTACCATTATATCTGATATGGAAAACATCAGTTTTTTCCAACCAGATAATTGCAATAAAATTATTTCTTGAGGTTGAACGGGGGTTCCTTTATATTTCCAATTTGGTAATTGTAAAAGTATGGCCGATCCGAATAATTCTTTAGTCAAATGGGTTAAAAACAATTCCCATCGTTTTTCTTCAACGCTAGGACTTAAATTGACTACATTATTTTCATTCATATTAATTCCTACTTTTTGGGACACGTTCAGTTTGAAATTTTTCGTCTATTTCTGTCCACATATTTATAGTTGCATCTTTAAGTTGTCCTTGTAAATTGTTTTGTTCAATATGGGCAATAGCTTTATCCAAACTTTGGAAACTCTCTGTAACCGCCCAGTAGGTAGTCATAGCAGAATTTTCTTTGATATAGATTAAGTTAGCTCTAATATCGTCGATACCATAGTCGAAAATAATATAGATATCAGCTTCTCTATATGGAACATCAATAGAACTTTTAATAACTTTTACTTTAGAATGAACCCCTACGGCTCTTTTTAAATCTTTCCCTCCCAATTTTATTGTCTTTTCTACTTTTCCAATTTGGGTTACTGCTAATCTTAAAGATGCTAAAAATGGTATAGCGTATCCTCCAGCTGTTTTTGTTTTTGCTTGACCAGGCATAGGATCTTGAACATCTTGTACCTGATTTGTAAAAACTATCAATTTAGTAGGATCTGATATAACTGCTACTGCTTTTCTACAAAGTTGGTGAAGCTCTTTGGCTCGGGCACTCCCTCGTTTATCTCCCTTTTCCTCTTCCAATTCTGATAATAAAACTGCTACGCTGTCTATGGCTACCAAATTAATACAACCGTTCTCAGATTCTGGAGAACTCATTATTAATTCTTGAGCTTCTTTGATAAGTCTAGGACGATGTAAATTATCGTCGGTGATTTTTATTCCCATATTTTTTATAAATTCTGGTTGCATTCTTCTTTCTGCATCTCCTATATCAGCACGTCCTCCTTTGGATTGGGCATCGGCGCACATTTCTCCTATAATGGTAGTCTTACCCCCCATGGGGAGTCCTGCTAATTCCATCAATATTCCTCCAGGTATACCCCCTCCCCTTCGTATACGACCACTTATAGCGAGGTCTACTAGGGTAGACCCAGTAGAAATTACTTTAGACATATTTAGTTTTTCTTCTTCAGGTTCTTTAGTAGCTACCAATCCTTTAGCAATATCTTGAATCTTACGTTTAATCAATGGCATTCTGATCTCCTTTTAATAAAACTCTCCATTTGTTGTATAAATCCCTCTTTAAAAAACTAGAAAATCCATAATCCATGCATATTCCCTCAAATACATTGAAATCTAATTTATCTGGTACTAAATCTACGGGGGTTGATTTTTTATGGGGGAGTTTTACTAAGGAATAATTAAAAGTAGGGTCAAAAGCATGTATATCTTGATATTTTTTGGAAGAAACTCCTAATTCTGATTTTAGATATTTTATAGCAGTTTTTTCACCAACTCCCACCACTCCCTTCACGGAGTCAGATGAACACCCTGCGACCGATTTAACGTAGTACCACATATTGGGATCTATTCCTTTTTCTTCTATGAAATCATCTTTAGAGTAAATTTTCTTTTCTCTTGGATTATAAATAGACACTTTTGAATTTAGCAATTGATATAAATCTTCGTCCGAAGTTACGATATAGGTATGATCAAATTCCCAAGCATGGTCATTAGCTATATGAGCAATAATATCGTCTGCTTCTAATCCTGTTTGAATAAAATTATTTTGAAATCCTAATTTAGGAAGAACTTTGGTACGAATCTCTGTAAATTGGGGTTTACCAGAACGAATTATATCTTCCATCTCGGGATCTTCAACTTGAGGGCGTTTTTTATAATCGGGGTAAACGTCTCTACGATATGATTTTCTAGAATCCCAAGCAAATGTAAATCGAGGTTGTTCAAAATCTTCGGATAACTTTAAAATCTCTCTCATGAAACCAAATATAACTCCAGTGGAGTGTTCCTCATAAGAAAGTCCCATCATTGATAACATGGCTCTATATGCTATGAAATTAGAATCAATTATTAAAAGGTTGCTCAAATTTTTTCCTTAATTTTTACGTTTGGTTTCAATTTTATCTCTTTCCATTAGTATGGTGGTCGGGAGTGCCTTCACCCCAAGACATTTGCTTGGTCAGCACGTTTACCATCCGTGTCTCGCTATCGACGGGCGACAACAATCCCCGCTACTCAAGCAAGAACACTCCCAACCTACGTACCAGTTTCAGCAGCCGACTCACTGCTTAACGCTCCCTGGTACGATTAAAATGGGGAAGCGGCCCGACCGTTAGTTGTAGTTGTCGCGCTACCACCACAGACCCTAGCCACCTCCCCATCTCGTAGATGGCTATGGAAACTTTCTCTCCATATTTAATCCCCCTGAAAAGGACTAGGGAAAACCATCTTTAATCTTTTACTTCTCCAGTTACTATTACCCAATCATTTCCTATCATATCTCCTTCAGATACCAAGAGCCTTGATATACTTCCATCTTTCTTTTTAATGGATAAAAATCCGTTGTAAAGAAAGATGAATACATTAGGATTATCCCACTCCAGTTTGGAAACTCTCCCCCCAAGAATGATATTTTGAATAGCTTGAGAAAAGTTCATCGTTTTTCTCAAAGGTGTTTGTTTCATTACTTTATCCCCTGGGCCTTAGACCACGCCGAGGTCCTGTAGCAGGAGCCGGTGCCGGAGCCGCTGTTGCAGCCGGTCTAGGTGTAGGTCTAGGGGTTGCCGGGGCTGCTGGAGTAGGACGGGGAGTGGGTGCCGCAGGGGCTTCTGCCTTGGCTGCATCTAATTTATCTTTCTCAGCCGAGCAATCATCCCAAATGGGACAAGCAGCACATTCGTTATACTTTTCACAATCCTCCCCAAATACTCCCCCTACGGGACAAGTTTGGGCACCAGCCGTACCCGGAGCCGCCGTTGTTTGGACTCGCGGAGTTGCACGGGGGGTAGGAGTTGGATTAACAGCCGGGGCAGGTGTCGGAGGTTCCGCAGCAGGAGCAGCTACCCTGCTTCTCAATCGAGATTCTGCCGGAGGGACTACTACAGGCTGAGGAGGGGGTAATTCCTCTGTGGGTGCTATATCCCCTCCCCCTGTTCCTTGAAAAGCCTGGTTAATTTCATCATATGTAGCATAGTTAATGCATTCATCTAATACGAAAGCAGCGTCAAGAACTTCATCAGGAATGACATAATTCCTATCTACAAACTTATGGGCAAGAAACTCTGAATTCCGTTTGGTCCCCTTACGGGTAAATGAAATGGACTTTCCGGTATCTGGATCAGAGAAAGCTACGTACATATCGGTGGATTTTCCGGCCCCCCGAGTAGGAGTTTTAGCCAAAGGAGCAATATGCTTTTCCATAAACCAATGGGCGGCATCGAAGATTTGAACTCCCTTACCCTCTTCTTTTTCACTATCATAGCAAAGGATGTTATAAATACTTCGACGCTTGGGGGTAAGTTCTTTCACCAATTCTTCATCGTAATCTTCCTGTCTGCGAACTTCTTCACGATATTCGCAGATAGGGCATTGCTTGTTGTAGTTACGGGCCTGGCAAACATATGCATCTTGGTTAACCCCCACTCCGTAATGAACCCAAAGAATTAAAACGTAGTTGGGTTCCCCCGGTTTGGTATTAGGATCATGGTTTCCTGCGGGAAAGGGAATAATATCAATGATGTGTTCCCCTTCTCCACATTTCCAAAGTTTACTAGCAAATTCATCTTTGAAAATGTTCTTAAACTGACCAGAATCATCTCTTTTCTCATACGATTCTTGAGTCTTTCTTGCAAGGGCTTCCTTCATCGCTGCCCTTCGATCAAGATTTGCCATTTTTGCCCTCCTCCCCTTTCGGGGTGTTATCCTTGAACAAGTCAAGGAGTTTTTGGGTGTATTTAATCTTAGAGTCCCACCAACTGTTCAAACAAGCGGTTGATACCACTCTTGTAACAAGATAGATCATCATCATTGCTATTGGTATTCCTATTAAGAAACAAACTACTTGTAACCAAATTGGTATATTGGTCATTCGACTCTCTTTCTGATCCGAAGGAGAGACTTTTGATGTTCCGTAGCATCATCGGCTAATTTTCCTATGCCTTCATTATTTAATTTAACTTCGGAAAAGTAGCCTGAAATATATAATGCTACCAGTTTCTCCAACATGGATCTACGTTGGTCTAGTGCTTCTTTCGCCGCACTATAAATATTGACGGCGTATTGAGCATCTGAAACGGCCTTCTCTGCTTGATTTACCTCCTCATTGGATTCTAATGCAGCATTAATAGATCCTTCAGTAACTTTATCAATTCCGTATTCTCCAGGACGTGACCTGATGTCAATATTCGTATTAGCTTTAACGACTGAAGTTTTACGTTTGGCTTCATCTCTGACTCTGACAGCCTCAGCATATTCTACTGACCATTTCATAAAACGCCTTGGCTGGTCGAGGCAAGCGGTGGATAAATCATTTTTATCAATTTCTAAATCTTGTTCAATTTCGGTGATTTCTATATCAGCCATTTTTTCCTCCCAACATATTGGTAAAAATATTTTTATACAATTCTTTCATACTTTCGGCAGCTAAAGTACTTTGTAATAAAGAAGCCGTGGATTGAAGTACGGCTATCTTTTCTGCTATATCAAATTCATTCAAATCTTGAAGATTAATAAGGATTTTTGCCACTCCTTCATTTATTTTTATAATATTCATTAAATTAAAGTTGATAAATATACGGAGCTTATAAGTCCAGCTTTTCCGCAATCATAATAATTATTTGAGAATTCTGATATAAGCTGAGCTACTCTCTTACCGTTATCATGATTTCCATTTATAAGAACAGAAGAAAGATAACCTAAGATTGCACGTCTAACACTTTCTGGCTCCTGTTCGATATTTTTAAGCATAATTGATAATTCTTTCCAACGAGCCGGACCTGGCTCCTTAGCCATAATCTTACGACAAAGCTCTATGATGGTCGTTTCATCAGGAGTATTTTCATTAATAGCTTCAAGCTGTTTTTCTTCTTCTTTAATATCAATAATTTGGTCTAGAATAACTAGTGCTTTTCTAGCACATCCTTCTGCGGAAAATAAAATAGCATTTTTCACTTTTTCGGATAATTGAACCCCTTCGGATTCCAAAATCCAATTTACTAATGATATCATATCATGTTTACGAAGGGGGGATACGGTATATATGGTGGATCTAGTTTTTATTGTATTTAAAAGTTTTTCTGGCTCAGTTGTACAAAGAATAAAGTAAACCCCCTTTGGGGGTTCCTCTAAAATTTTTAGCATTGCATGTTGGAAATCTTTGGTTGCTGTATGACAATTATGGGCCAGAATTCCATTTGCAAAATAAGATGGATGCCCGTCTATTTCTAAATCGTAGAATTCGACATACCCTTGATTTCTTTCTTTATTAGAAATAATACCTCGGAAAGATTCGTCATTATTTCCTGATTGGTAAATCTCAATACTTTCCACCCCAATTCTTTTAGTTTCTCCTCCTTCTTTTTGTCTCTCAATATAGGATCTCTCCCATTGTGCCCAGGCCCGTCCACTTCTATCGCTATTTTCAATTTGGTATTTCCTATATCCACTTTGTAGTTTGGAGGATATCCCAAATTGAGCTCCTTTTTTGAAGAATGTCCTGTAAGGATCACTACTTCTGTTTCCCATCCTAGAGATATTGATAACAAAGTTTGGGGTTCTGTTATTTTTCCATTCCCTCCCCTTTTCCCCTTCCAAATATGAAGGGTTCCGTTCAATCGTTTGGTAGACATAATTTTTTCCATTATTATTGGGTTTTGAGAAGGGTTGTTTTCTAACATTCTCAAGGAAGATTCTAATCTCATTCGATCCTTCGTTATTTGAGGAATTTTTTTCCATCCCTCTTTCATCTTTCGTATTCTCTCTGGATCTGACTTCGCCTTTTTTATTTGGGGAAGAGACTCCCGGAATAGTGCCACACATCGACGAGAACAAAATCTCCTCGTCCTTTCGGAGAGGAATTTTATCAAAAAGGGAGCTTGGCACCATTCGCAAAGTTTCGTTTCTTCCATTTGGAAGACCCCCTTGTTTAAGGATGTTCCCCATTATACTACTATCGAGTCCGAAAGTAAAATATTTTTTAAGATTTTTGGCCGGAACCCACTCTCCAGAGGGGGTAAAAAATAAATGATCTTCGCTGCAAATAATATTACGGCCATCATTAAAATTTATTTTTACCACTCTATTTATAGGAACTGTATTTTTGAAGGTATTTTTTACTTTACAAAATCCCCCCATACCTTGTACTTTGTCTCCTATTTGAATATTTTCTATTGGTACTATTCCTTTATCGCTGCATATAGTGGTTCCTCTAGCGAAACATTCATCAAGAACTATAACTCTTACATCTCCATATAAAGGTTCAAACTGGCAACTTGCTATAATATCTCTAGCAGTATCAATCCCTCGCATATCAGAAATATTATGTTCGATATAATCCATATCGTTACAACCTAACATTTTAGCGATTATTCTTGCAAGTGTGGTCTTTCCGTTTCCAGAGGGTCCTGAAAATAAAATCGTTTTTGGTTTATCCTCTCTTGCTAAAATTGACTTTAAACTTTCTTTGATAGCTTCGTTACCAAAGAATTCCTCCAGTGAGGTGGGCCTGTACGATAGAGAAAGCGGCAAGGTATCTCCTCCTATCTATTCTACAAGAAATTAGGGTAAATCAGGTTTTACTCCTCTGAATAATCTTTTTTCGTATGCCATGGACCGTCTATCTCCGTTACACTTATCTCTGATATTAATGGAATACATATCCATGGATTATTTTTCAATATGTCCTCAGTCATAACTCTTTTGGTAGTATTTGCTATATATTTTAATTCATCTGGATGAATATCTCCTAAAATTTCGTCGTGAATTTCTCCTATCCATTTAGATTTCCATTCTTCTTTTATACGAAGATCATTGAGTCTATTACAAGATTCCAATAGGCAGTGAAACGCTGTTCCCTGAATAACAGTATTTATGATCTCATTCTTCTTCAAGAATCCCCTTCTGCGGAATCCATGCATCATTTCTACATAACCATTTCTTTTGTATGAATTAATTAATTCTTCTTGAAATTTCTTTACCCCTTTATACTTTTTCCAAAATTCTTGTTCTGCCTTTTGAACCCTCATCATAGGTAGATCATGGTATCCCCTACTAACTAAGTCAGCATGTATATTCTTGAAATATGATCCGTAAAATTCTGCAAATACAAAAGCATTTTTGGCATCAAATCTATGTGTTTTAGCGTCAAATCCAGATAGTTGTAAAAAATCTGACCACTCTTGGTGTATATCTGCTCCTTGTTCTCTCTCTTTCATTAAAACTTTATCTTTTGAATAGCATGCTATAATTCCTACTTCATGACCTCCGTAATCCGCAGCCAATATGATATTTCCAGGAGAAGGAATCATTCCCCCTCTTACCATAATCATAGCTTCTTTATCTCTTTTGGGAATGTTCTGAAGATTAGGCGAATCAGAGTTATGAACGCATATTTCGTTAGCTATAAAATTTGAAAATTCCTCTACTTGGATATCATAAACTTCCGAAAATAAATTAATATCTTCTATTTTGATTATAATATGATTTTTGGTAGTAAAAGAGCCAAATTGATTCCCCCATTTTCTTTGATAATATACCCCGTAAATTTTTGATAATCTTTGAGTTTTATAATAATTAAATCCTAATAATTCTATAGCTGCACTAGGTCCTTGTTTTAATATATTTATCAATTTATTTTTACTTATAAATTTCCCATTTCTATCCCACCTAGATTTTACCACAAATAAATCAATTTTTTCTAATTTAGAATGGTATTTAAAAGTACTAAAATCAAATTCTTTTCTACCCGTTACTACTCCTTTTCCTATGACCAGTAGTTTTAGTAATTGGTACCTACTTATTTTTTTATAATTATGATTTTCCTTTCCAATTTTATATGTTATTTTACCTTCTTTATGTAATTTTTTCATGGTAATAGTTCCACGCAAACGAAGGGTTTCCTTTGGTACTTTATTCATATGTAGTGCACAATGGGAATTTTTAGTGCGCTTTTCCAAGTTATTCGGAATATTGTTAAAATGATTTTCATCTTTATGATGAACAATATCTCCTAATTCTAACTTTTCTATTAATTGATCATATACTAGTACTTGATCTGCAATAGGAATATTTCCTGTAAAATAAACTCTATCGTCCCCTGTAGTTCTACCCATAGACAACACGCTAAATTTGGGAGATTTTTTAGATTGATTCGCTCCTCGTAAATCAAATTTTAATAAATTTTGGGCTTCTACATATTTTCCACTAACAGTTCTTACCAAATGCTCAGGGGTTAGATCTAAATACCCCCTTTTTTTCCATTTTTGACCCGATTGCCAATGAATTCTTATTACTTTTTTGACTCCAGTTTTCCCCGCCCAAAGAACTTTTCTTATGGCTGGTTTTAAATTATTATCATAACAATAGACAAAATCTCCTTCTTTGATATCTTCTATAGGAATTCCTTTAGAAAATTTTGATACATCCCGAACTACTTCAATTATTGTTCCTTTAGCTATGCAACTACTGCGGTAGGTCCTCACTAAATGTAAATTAAAATTAGAATGTAATTTTTTATCAACTTGTAATTCTAATATTCCGTCAATATATGTAGTTTTTAATTTATCTAATTGTCTCTTTTTAACCAAGTTTTTAGCAAAGGGAAGATCCAAACTTTCCAAAACATCCTTATCCACAGACTCATTATCTTTTTCAGTTCTTTTGACCGATTTAATTCCAAGGTAATCAAAAAATAATTTTTTCAAATCGTCTGGGGAACCTAAATTTATATCTCTCCCCATTTTTGATTTAAAGAGATTAGCCTCAGATGTACGAAGAAGTTGTTTTTCAAGAAAGGATAATCTCTTTTCCAATTTAACTTGAGTATCTTGGTAGTATTCCGTATTAACCGTAATTCCTGTCATTTCCATATCAGAGAAAGTTAAAATTCCTTTATGAAATAAATCGTAGGCTCTTGAAGCTGCTTCTGATTCTTTATTACCTTTATCTAAGAAATCCCATTGCTTCTCAGCCAATCTCATAGTGAAATAGGCGTCCAGTCCGTTATATTTCAATAGTTCATTTAACGGACATTTTTGCATAGAATTAAATTTAGTTCCGGGGGCAGCTTTTTTATATTTTGATACTTCTCCTCCGTATTCATATCCCCAATTTATAAATGTTTGAAAGTCTAGCCCGGTAAATTGAGGACGTTCGTCAACGATGTGGGAGAATACCATCGTATCCCAATACCATCCTTTTGGTTCTTCTCCGATTATTATTTTACTCCAAGGGTGCTCCATCTGAATATTTTGAGCTACTTTTAAAATATCGGGGTCCGAAAGTACCCTGCGCCACGCCGTATTTACCCTATCTAACTGTCCTGATTCCCACGCTCCGGGGTAGTTACCGGGGAAGGAATAGGCTAGATCCTCCCCGTAAATAGCGACAGCCGTAGACACAATAGAGTGTCCGGGGAAGTAGGGACGAATTCCCGTAGTTTCATAGTCAAAGGCTATCGTAGGTTTTTGATCTTTAATAGTTTTTAATAAATTTAAAACTTCATCTACGTTGGTCAAGCATTTTATTTTTTGGGAATAATCTATTTCTTCTATATCAGGAAGATTCGAGTTTATTTGTTCCATTGCCCATTTGAGATCTAGTTTAAAAATAGATTCTGCATCTGGATTTCTAATAACAAATGAAGGATGGTAAAGGGGAATAATCCAAGCCTTTATTTGAACGTCGGGAATACAAAGTTTTCTCCAACGTCCGATAGATAAATTGGTAGAAATTGGTTGAGTTCTATTCATGAAAAACGCTTCTACTGCTTTTGCCCCAAAAAGTATGATGTATTTTGGTTGGTATTTCTGAATAGCGGAACGCCACATAAATTCACACGCTTTTAATTCCCTAGTGGTTGGAGTTCGATTGGTTCCCTTATCCGTAGCAGTACGACAAGCAACAGCATTAGTTTTCCAGAAATCTCTATCTAAATCGTACCCCATAGTCCGAAAACATTTACGAAGAAAATGGCCAGTATCACCCACGAAAGCGTTATTTAACTTATCCTCTGTTTCACCAGGAGCCTCCCCTATTATTAAAGTTCTGAGTAACCCTTCCCCCGTGGGGGGAATCTTAGGGGATAAAACTTTTTTATGCAATCCGCACGCATCGCAGCCTATGGCACCTCGGATTGTTTTTGGTTGAACACTTTTAGATTGTGTAGGTAGGTCGAAGAATCCGTTCATTTATTTCCTCTTAGCTAAAAATGCTATTTGTCTGACAATATTTATTGGGGGCCACTCTAAAATCACCCCTGCTTTTTCCATAGTTTTGGTTACATCTATTCCCATGGCTTCTGGTATATAAATGGCTTCATATCCTTCATCTTTACGAGGAGGGAAACTTGAATATTCATCAGTATAATTTAGAAAATAGTTAACTTTCATTTTTAATTGTTTTCTAGCGGAATTTTGCCAATAAAGAAGGTTTCTACATTGTCTGTCTGTCCAAGTAGGATGAAGATATTTCATTTTCTCCGTATGGGATTTAAGATTGAATTCATTTATTACCGCATATATTCTATTTTGTAAATTAAATATTTTATTAAATAATGGGGCAATTGGGGGACAATCTATTCTATTAGAATCAAAATTAGGGCATCCTTTTGGATGATCGGGATAGGGTAGTTTACAAAATACTCTAGTTTTTAAATCTACAATTGGGATAATTACTATTAATTGAAATTTCCAATTATCATTAGCATTAGGATTTATATTGAAAAATCCTTGCATCCTATCTCCATTTTCTATTAGGTATTGTATACACTGTTTTCTTTTTCCAATCAAATCCGTATACGGAATCGTCATGACTAAGTGAATCAGGTTTTTGTTTTATAATTAATTTAGGGAGTTCTTTACTATAAGTTGGTTCTCCTGTTTTAGCATCAAATTTTAATATCGTCCTTTGTAAATATACTTTCCATTCTAAAGGGGTTCCATAATCAGGATGATAATTTGGTAATTGTTCTTTTATTCTTTTAATAAAACTTTTGTATCTTATATATTTTTTAATATTTGATAGTAAAGACATTATATTCTCTCCAAATCTACATTAACTTGTCCTATTGTAAATTTATTTTTGATATCCCCAAAAGTAGTGGTTTCTATCATATTTATAGTTATACTTTCAATTCTAACTCCTGTTACTAATGAAAATTCATCTATATGATGCATAACTGCTTGTTGAATATTTTCTTCCATACGGGATTTTCTTCTTCTAATTTCTTCTAAATCCATTATTAATCCTCCTTCCAAGCTATAGGATCGTGCCCTTTTTCTTTGTATATTTCATTTGCCAAATATTCGAATTGAGGAAATTTTTTTATGAAAGGTTTTACCATTTCAGAAGTGCAATGGCCACAATCTCCCCCATGGGCTAACCAGAATAAATTTATTATGAATTTAGCGGTTTCTTCATCCATTTTTATTTCCCTTGATAAGGATCTTCAGAATGAACTCCATGGCAAGTGGTCATGATAGTAAGAGGTTTTTTCCTTTTCCCTTCCAAAAATTCTGTATCTTTGAAATCCAAAATTGGAATTTTCCCAGCGTAGAAACTTTTACATCTTGGGCATAATTCCCCTTCCCCTCGTTCAAGGGAGGGGGGATTTGCAATTGTTCCGTCTCCCATTTTTCCAGCCATAATTCTTCCTCCGTTTTCATGATATATGGAATTTCTGTAATTACCCCTTTATCTGCCCAATACCATTGTTCATCGAATTCTACCCAATTTGGATGTTTCCAACTACCTATTATATTCATCATATAAACACATGTAGGAGAGTTACATCCACATGTAGTATTCGGAACGTAAATGCTAACCATGGCATGTTTTTCTATCCGACCGCATCCAGGACATTGATATAAAATGTACCCTGCTTGAATATCTGTCATATATACTCCCCATCCGTTGGGACCGGGGACTATTTCAATTATTCCAGGAAATCTCATATTTACTCTTGCTTGCTCATAGAAGCAACCATGATATGTTGAAACTTTTCAGAAGAAAATAAAAGGGACTTCTTAGTAGGAGATAAACGGAATTGACGAGTAATTCCAAGAATCTTTTTGAAAAAATCAGGTTGTACCTTAATTTGCATTCCTTCTTCGAAGAAATCCTTTTTCCATTCCACTCCATCAATAATCTCTCCAGCTTCCTTTCCTGCCCTAATTTCTAAATTCCCCTTTGAATAGGAAAGAAATACTCTGGACAAGGATTCCCAATTATCTCCTTCTCCACTAGCTAAAATTTTAGCTCTTTCCAACGGAGCTTCCATTCCTTTTGGAAACTCTAAAGGATCGGCTTTCATATCAAATTTCATAGATTCAAATAACCCCGTAATCTTCTTGAAGGGGTAATCCCCTGCTAAAATGCGAGAACTATATATAGGACCACCTTCATTTGAGAAATGAACCCAAGCTTTTGATAAAGCCATAATTTCAAATACTGGTTCTAATTTTAAAAGTCCCTCCACTGTCTTGATAGGAAGAGTAAATGCGCTATTCACCGCTTCTAACATAGTATATACAGATACACGGTAGTTATCAGTAGAAACAGCTTTATTTTCAAAGAAATGAACTCCTGCGAGAGGCCCTAAAGCTGGTCCTGTTCCAGCCCCGAAGGAGCACAATTCTAATCCCACTTGGAAATCTTTGGGGAGGTAAAACCATTCTAATCCGTCCGTTTGAACAGCCCAAGCCCTCTCAAGAGAACTAGTTATTTGTTCCTTTTGAAGAGGGTTCATTTTGAGAGTAGTTCTTCCCCCCTTAATTTGAAACTTTCCCTCTTCTGTCAATTTCATATCTATTTCTTCAGCGTCCATTTTGGATAAAACTTTGTATAATTCCTCTGCTCGTACTGCTGTTCGAATTTTTGTTTCTAATGGAAATGATACGCTGATATCTTCCTTGTACGAACGAACCCAATCTTCATCGAATAGGATAAAATCCGATCCAATTGCACTAGACTTGTCAATTCCCATCATTACGGATTTAATGGCTAGTAATAATTCAGACTTTTTCATTTTTTTGCCTCCATTGATTTAGATTCTTCATTTATAAGACGATTTAAATACCATTGGGCTTTCTTTAAATCCTCTAATTTTTTCCCTTTATGAGGAGCACGACATAAATATTTTACGACATTGCCTCCAAGAAAATCTAATTTTTGATCTAATATAAAATCAATAACTTCAATTTTCCCAGTAGTATAATGAGATGGATGATTAATTTGATCTTTCATTCTCCTTCTCCTCCTACAAAAATATCGTCAAAAACAATAAGAAACGTTTTCTTAAATCTTTCTAGCATAGGAATAGTAATCTCTCTCATTTGAGGATGAGCTTTCGAAGAAGTTCTCAAACGAAAGAAATGCCGCCATTCACGAATATTAAAGGTGATTACAATTTCCGTTTTCAAACTATTAGGAAGCACCGATCGAGCTTCTTGGGGATTAGCATTATGTTGAAGCAACTCCATATAAGAATTTTCAGCAGTTTGGCACGCTGTATACCAATGATAAAAACGAGTTCCTGAATTTAATGGTAAATTTTCTGCATGCATTTTTCCAATGGCAGCGTCCTTGGTATATCCTTTTAAAATAAGATCATTAAATGTTTCATAAGCTATTTGATACCAAATAGGCAGAATAACCGTTATTTCTTTACTATTTCCATAGTTACAATATCGGGTAGATTCTTGACTATAGCTTGCTATTCTATGACGAACTATTTCATGAGATACACCACGATCACAAATTACTCTAACTGTTATTTTTTCATGCTCAAGAACCGATTCGTGCCCGTTTTTTATAATCATTTGAACAAATTTAGCCGCAGAATCAATCGTTATTTTATCTTCTGATTTATAGCAAGTTCGTCCATACTTTTCTAATTTTGCGAGTAAATCATCTCCGTGATAATGATATTTTGTTTCATACCTTGGGCACTCTATTTCTTCATCTTCAAATTTCCACCAAGGAGAGATAATTTTCATTTCAATCTCCTATTTTAACATAAGAATAAATTTCTCTTTTTTCCACAGGACAAAGTTTATCTTTAAATATTCTCAAGCTTTCTATCCCCATAATTCCTCCATCATTAACTAATTTATTTTGATTCAAAATAACGGGGTCTGTATAAAATAAATATCTTTGGTATTCATTCAAAAATTTAATATTTCTAGAAAATGAAAATCGGAAGTTAATATAAAAATAATTGGAATCCCAAATATTGATTCCAAGAATATATCCATTTTTATCTACCAAAATTTTCCTATTATTTCCATTAAAAATATAATTAGTCATAACTTCATCATCATGAATTTCTTGATTTCCTTCTTTATTTTTTAACCATTCTATGAATAAATCTTTTAGTTGATTTTCATGATTATCATTCGCTTCAATATACTGCAAAGGGGAATTCCCATACCGTCCAGGAAATTTACGGATATTCTTTCGGAAAACTTGAAATTTGTTTCCAGTTAGATCTAGGAAATGACGAGGGTTATAAATATGTTCTAATTCCAAAAATTCTTTTTTATAATTAGAAGGCATAGACCAATTGGGAAAACTAGCCCATATATGAGTAGCCCAATTTTGGTAATCTCCGCTTATGCTATTTCCATTGGGGAGTAATTCCCCCGTATTCATATTTATTGGGGGGAATAAAATCCATTCGTTGTGTTTCCAATAAATAAAATCACCCGTAATTTCCTCTTTAATTTTAGCTCTTTGAAAATATTCTTCAGAGCAGGGAAAAGTAGGAATTATCTTATATTTTTTTAACAATTCCAAATATTGGTTTTTCAAATTCCCTCCATTTTTTCTGATCGAAGGATTTCTATATCAGTTCCTTCTTCAAGAATAAATACTTTTATTTTTCCTTTCATTTCAGCAGGTAAATTATCTTCCACCATCTTTTTGATTCTTTCTGATCGTTCCATGCTAATTTTTTGTTCAATTTTGATAACTATTAAATCATTTTCACGAACTTCTAATGTTTGGACACTTTTAACAAAATCAATTTCGTTCATTTTTTCCTCCATCATCTTTGTTGGTGAATTAGACCACCCACACCCAAACCAATGTTTACAGGGTCCATTTGTTTTACAGTAGGGGCAAGGACCATCTATATTATTCCAGGGTCGATTTATTTTTTTAATTATAGAATTCAGTTCCTCCGATTCGCAGATCCCGCATAGGGCAAATGGAGGTATTTCATGAATGCAATTAGAGAGTCTCATTTTTTTCCATAATTTTGATCGCGGCACGTAAGGAGCAATTGGTACATTCCAATGAGTCAAATGGTTCTTCTATATGTGAGTAAGAAATGATCTTCCATCCGTGCCCAACAAATGTGCATTTTATTCTTAAATAGAGCAACTTATACCACCACCATTGACGTTTCCACCAAATGCCCCCCACGTTGGATGGTACGGGATATACGAAACACCAAAGCCCCCTATCTTTACAAATAGTCCAACTCATCCTACTTTCCTTCTACCGCTTTCAACGCGGCTCTACAGATGGCGAGAGGAGCAGTATCGGCGTATCCCCAAAATTGCTCTCCGTGTCCCTTGTTATGGTCATCCAAACAACATTCCCATTCGCAATTTTCCCACATAATTGCTGGATGAAGATCTATGAGATGGTCCATGATATCCCATGCGGCGGCTAGATTGGTGGAGTATGACTTTATAAGCCCATCGCCCGATTGGGCGTTGTGCATACCAGCGCACTTGCAAAACCATACGGTCCCAGAAAATCCATCAATGTCACCACCGGAAAGTTTCCATGAATAGTCTTTCCTCACCAATGCAGAACACCCCATGACCTTCTCAGCCACCAGCGCGTCCATCTCCCGGCCAGCTTTCATCGTATCAATATTCATTATTTTCCTTCTTTATAAAAGTGAATTTACTTTAGCATCTATAAATTTAATAGCTTGTTCTACAGTAAAAATTTCTTCGGCCTCATTAATAAAAATATCTATTTGAAATTCTACTTCTGCTTTTGTTATTAAACCAATAATATCTAAAGAATCTAATTTTAAATCTTCGATAAAATGATCTTTTCTATCTATTTTATCTAATGGCATACCAGATTGATCGGATATAATTTTAAAAAGACGATCTTCAACAGAAATAGGTTCTATTTTCTTTCTTTTTTTCAAAATAGGATGGAGGTTTTCCTTAACTTTTTTATTTATGGGTAATAGTCCATCTCCTTTACATTTACTACAAACTTTTGAATTTCCCCCATATATAAGGGACATCCAAGTTTTTTCTTTATTAGGCATTTTTCCAGAACCCTTACAAACTTTACAAAAGTCATATTCCGCTACTGGCATATAAATTTGGAAATGTTCCATAGTCATAGTCATTTATATTGTTATTTCCCTCTTCTTTCTACTGCATCTCGAATATTGCCTACTGCTTGTTTTTGCCCTTCTGTCGCATGTTTTCTTTCTTCAACAGTTTCTGCTATGCCCAATAGAGTATCCTCTGCCCATTCGAAATCATCATCAGATATGCAATCATTTATTTCTTTTAACAAATCCTCCCATTCACATTCTTTACACATTACTTGTCTCCCTCGGCCTCTCTCTTTTTCCTTTCTTCATCTCCAGGGAAATCCTTCGTCCAATCTAACCCCCCTTTATTCATAAGTCCTGAGGAAGAGCCAGATTTAGAGGATTTTCCTCCTTTTGATGATTGGCTCTGTAACCGTTCGACTAATTTGCGACTTATAGAACCAGTTTTTCTACTCTTGCCCCCCATTTGATACCCCCTTTTTAAATTTTCTTCTCTCCCGGCCCTCTTTTACTTTAGCCCTAGATTTTGGATCAGACCAAAGTTGTTTCATAGTTTTAGATAATTTTGATTTTGATTCTTCACTATTTTGTTTTCCAGTATTAGACTCTATGTTTTTTCTTCTATATTCTGGATTATTCCATTTTTCTTTTATAGATTGAGATAAGGACTTTAACATATTTGATCTCATTTCTGGATCAGCCCATTGATTTGTAGCAGATTCTGATGCTTTTCTACTAAATTCAGGATCAGATGCTATAGTATTTGCTCTATTTAAAACTCTTTTTGATCGAATATCAGGGTCTTCCCATTCTTTTTTCCTCAGAATAGATCCAATTTGACGAGATTCTGGTGATCTCATAATTTCTAATATTTTGTCCTTAAATTTAGGGTTTTCCCACCTATCTTTAGTACTTTTAGACATTATAGCTTTTACTTCTGGGTTATCAAGTCCCTTTTTAATAGCATCTTTCATTCTATTTTTATATTCTGGATCTTCCCATAAATTTTTAACTGATTCAGATATTTGAGATATAATTTCAGGATTATCTTTGTATCTATTTTTAGTTAATTCAGATAGCTTTACTTTAGATTCCTCCGACCATTTTATCCCCCTATTGGATTCTGCTATTTCCCGAATATTATACCCATTTTCTTGTTTATATGATTCATAGTAATCTAACCAAATTTGTTCTCTAGGAACTAATTGAGTTAAATCATAAACTAATTCTATTACCATAAATACAAAAGATTCTTCCCCATATTTACAATAGGCAGATTGAATGTGTTGAGTATGTTCTCCTCTACGAAGTAACCATAAATGCCCCCTTTCCCATCTAATATATACATCTTCAGAAGATCCTATATACTTCTTCCCATTTATTCTATTAAGTATCATGTATACACCGGAAATTTTCATTTTATTCTTCTCTTTAAAATAGGGGGGATTATTTTTTCTTTCTGTAAATCCAAAATCCCCCCGCAGTCGTCGAAAATACACCCCGCCACAACTGCTTGCATATTATTATGCAGTCCATCTATCATAAAATATTTACATCCTTCTGGAAAATAGATATTAATTTTATCATTGAAATTAAATAATGCTAAGAAATCTCCTGTTCTTATTCCAAGAGGAGAAATAGAATCTGGAAGAACATCTTCTGGTTCTGTTAAGCCGAGGCCCTCCATTTCTATTTTTCTTTCGAGCAGTATCAGAGATCCGGCGTAGATATCTCGTTGAAGTATTTTTATTTCTCCCCCTCTAGTTACAAATTCAATATGCGATAAATTCTCGTCCAAAAGGTCTAACGAGGATTTATGAAAAGGGATCTTCCACTTCATTTTTTCTGTATCATAAAATTTATAAAATAACTCTTCTACTTCTTGAAAAGTTTGAGTAGGTATTCTACATTTTTTCTTACGGAGAAATTCTTCTCCTTTTTGAAGGAAAGTTATGCTATTTCCGTCTGCAGTAAAATTTGGGGAATCATAATCGCTTAGAAAAAAACGAATTGGTTCTGGAAATTCATTCTTAGTTGCCTCGAACCGAAGTATCATGGTTTTATCGCTGTTGAGAATATAAATAACATTTTCCCAACAGAATGCAGAGTTTTTTTGATTCCCTGATTGTTCCAAAGCAACTCCATATGAAAATATTCTTTCTACTTCTAATTCTCTCAAAATTGTCACCTTATTCTCCTTATCATTATGGGTTTTTCTTTTTTCTCAGCGTTTAATTTTCTATTTTTATGCCCCTCTATCATTTTAGCCCTAAATTTTGGATTTTCCCATTGATTTTTAGTTCTTTCTGATGCTTTTCTTTTATATTCAGGGTCATTTAATTTTTTTCTGATTGAATCTATCATTCTATTTCTTATCTCTGGATTATTCCACCTATTTTTAATAATCTCTGACATTCTTATTTTTCCTTCGGGGGATACTTTTCTTCCTGTTTGCCCCATTATCATATTGGAACGGGCTATGGGATCTTTCCCCGTTTTAATATTAATAATTTTGTAAATAGATGAAATCATTATAAATACTTTTCTTCTAATTCATTTCTGAGTCCCAAATTTACTCCCCTTTCCGCAATAAAGATGGCAATGAAATAATATCTTCCGTGGTTACTTTATTTGTCCATTCAAAAAATAATTCTTTTCCTTTGGTAAATACCGTTATCCAAATAGTAAAGAATAATATACCAATTTGAACAATACATTGCAAGAAAGATATAATAGTTAATATTACAGATTTAAATAACTTTCCACTCCTTTCATATAAATCTTTTCCTTCATCTTTAACCTTCATTTTATTTCCTCCATTAAATTGAAAATTCCGTTTGAATCTGACTGAAAATGCCCTCGCATAAAATGATTATCTTTTCGGAAAAATTCTAATCCCCGTCTCTTTACGGAGTTGGAGAAGGTATAAAAACATTCATCTGATTTTTTATGTTTATTTAATAGACCGATGAAACAAAATTTATTTATGCTATGATTCGCCGTCGTTCTATCGAATTTAAATTCAATTTCTGAATGATCCCTTCCAACTTCTCCACGTATAAATTCTACAATATCCGGTACTTTTATTTTGATTAATTTATTTTCAGAATATACTTTTGTAAAGTACTGCCACATGCACCAACTAAGACGGTCATCAGGGTTTATTCCGTGGTTTTCTACGTATTCCAAATCAACTAATCCTTCTCCTTCCATTATAGTTTTCTTATATGATTCTATACAATTTTTAGAATATGCGGTAGAGTCAGGGTATTTTGGTTTTCTTACTCTTTTCTTTTTTTCAACTACCATATCAAACTCTGTATGAACTAATTTGATAGTTGCTTCTACTATTCCCTTTTTGGCATAAGCTGTTATTACAAAAGATTGGACATTATCAATACTTTCTCCAGTTTCTGCATTTATTACTTTAGTCCCTGGTATGGTACCATCACTAATAATTTTCAGTTTCATTTGGTACCCTTCTTTTTCTTGATAATAACAATAGTAGATGGTTTATAATCATCTACCAAAGATTGTAAAGTTTCTTGAGGACAATTTCCACTATACTTACATTTACAAGTAGATGACCTTAAATAATTCTTGGCTGCGGTAACTAATTTCTCCGTGTAGTCCATTTATTCCTCCTCCGTAAATACTTTATTCCAAGGAATTATTTTAGTTCTTTCCAAATTACGAACTTCAAATTGTTCCGGAAATCGGATAGCAAATTCTAACTCCTCTGATTCTTTGACGAGTACAAATAAAATCATATCTGCTTCCGTTCCTCTATCGAAATGAAAACGTCCACGTCTTCTTGGGCCACTACTACCTTTTCCATTTTTTCCCTTAGACTTTATCCATTCTTCGCAAGATTTAATTTCAATTTTTGCATCTCCCACCGTAACATCATATCCTGCCTTATAATCCGGTTTAATCGGAGGATCTTTGAAAGTTTCCTCCAAAAATCGGAGAACTTGGGGTGAACCCTCCGTCCAGTGCCTAGAAAAGAATTTTTCATTTTTTCTCCCTTTATTGAAAAACTTCAAAATTGTTATTTACAATGCTTCAAAATTTAAGTTTCTTTTATTTCTAGCTTTTGCTTTTCCTTCAACGGATTTGGCAATATGTTCCGGACTAAGATGTCTTCCAATAAGGGAAGCAGATAAATTGGCTAAATATTTTGGGTTATTGCTTCTCCTTATAAACCCTTCCGCCATTTTAGCTCTAAATTTTGGATCTGCCCATTGTTTTTTAGCAACAACTGACTGATTTTTTCTAAAATTAGGATCTTTTCCCCTTTCTTGATTCATTTCTAATATTTTTATTTTATGTTCAGGACTTTTCTTTCTGCCTTTCAAAAGAGAAATTACTTTATTTCTATATTCTGGATCTAACCAATGATCTTTACTAGTTTGAGAAATTATTTTCTTAACTTCTTCTGAATGTTTATTTCCTAAACAAGAATTAGCATATCTACAAACATTATACCCATATCTATCGTCATATGATTGGTAGTAATCTAACCAAGTTTGCTCTCTGAAAGATAATTGAGACAAATCTTTTACTATTTCCATTATTATAAATTCAAAATTTTCTTCTCTATATTTATGATAAGCCCTTTGAAAATAAAGAGAATGGTGAGTTCCTTTACGAAGTTCGCATAAATGATTAGTCCACCTACTATATAAATTTACAGCAGATCCGACATATCTTTTTTCATTAATTTTATTAACTATCATATAAATACCTGATACTTTCATTCACCGTACCAAATTTTCCAACATTTCTAGACGGAAATCGGAACTTTCAATATATCTCCAAATTATGTTTTCCTCTCGATCTCTTCCATATGGTTCCATTCCTTGGGCCCAATCCGGAAAATAAGCCGGATTGCTCATTCTTAAATTCCACGAGTTCTTAACTTCTTTCATCAAAGTTTCTGATAACCACCCTCCACGTTCCTCTACGAAAGTGTTATATTCTCCCCACGTTACGGGTCGGGGGGCGTTGTTTCGAACAAACCTAGCTGCAATCATATTGTTTCCGTAGGAGAATCCTCCACCTAAAGGAAGATAGATGTCAGATATAGAACAGCAAATATCGTCGTCATTGATAGGAGAGTTGCCAAAATCAAAAGTGGATGAAGAGAATCCCTGATTTTTCATTAATTTCATAAATTCCCCTAAGACTAGGGAACCTAGCCACTGACTATCTGACATTATAAGAAACATTCGATGGAAATCTATCCCTAACATTTCCATTTGGCGCTTTACTCCGGGGGCGGAAGCGGAATAACTATATGTATCGAAAGTAATGTGCTTGATTCCAATTTCCTTTACTCTACTGATCCATTCTTCCACTGCATCTTTTTCATCGTTTACGAAAATCATTAAGGGTTCGATCCTAGCCACCACCCTAACACCACCCTAACCCCTGCATCTACAAGAGCTTTTGCAGCAAGTAAGCGTTGGGAGAAGGAAGGTGCCCCAGGCTCTAACTTTTTATTTAAAGCATCATCAGAAGATATCATAGTCATATGGACAGCAGAACCGGCCTTATTATCTGCCAAAGCTCTAACGTAGTCTTCTCTACCGATTAACGCTGATTTTGTGTTCACCATAATAGGATAAACTTGATCTGATAAATAACGCATGAAATTCAAACTAATTCCTTTTTGCGCTTCGATAGGAAGAAAATCTTCAAATCGAATTCCTAGACGGATGGGAATTTGAAGACTTATTGCTTTTGGTAATTCTGGTCCATCAATCTTTTGGCCTCGAAATTTCATTAATTTATCCATCTCCGTTCGGAAGTATTCCGGTCGGCAATGGCGTATTCCAATTTCTTTGGGATTATCAAAAAATGATGTATATAATGATGATCGGAATGAATCTGCAAAACAATTGTGAACTAAAATCCCCTCCGCGAAATAATTATTATTGGGCACGCATTCAAAATTATAAACTATTTTTTTATTGCTAGTTTTTGCTCTATATATAGATTCAATTCTTCTCCATGCCCATTTATTAGAATTATTGGGGGGATAAAAAACAATCATATCATGAATACTTAATTGTCCAGCATCTATCCATCCTCTACTAGTAAATACAGGATGTTCTAAAGTAAGTTTTAAAATTTTTTCTTTTATTTTGATAACTATCAAATCTTCTGCGGTTCGACTCATTATTTTTGTAACTACTGACTTTTCTGATTCTAAGTGAGTTCTGTAAGTTTTTAATGAAACTACCAAATCTCCTTCTTTGATATCCTTAATATTCTTTTTCTTTCCGCCCCACATTTGTATTTTAGTTAATGGCGGCAGACAATATTTGCACTGGTAACTGCAAGATAGGGCATCGTAAGTATCTGAATTTAAAGGAAGTGGACAATGAGCGGCTCTTAATGAAACTTCAATAAATGAAGTAATTTCCTCTTTATTTAGCATTCGCTGTTTAACTTCAAATTTTTCGCTATCGAATGAAAATTCGGAATAATTTACTTTACGGCCTTTCTCACGAACTAATCCTTTATGCTTCTCCATTGATTCGAGTTGAGATCTACGAGGGATAATGGTTTTGACTATTTCGCGCAACTCCCAGTAATCTTTAAATATAGTCATTTAATGATTTATCTCCATTTCTTCTTCTCTTTCGTCAAATTCTACCACTTCGTCAATTGCCCATAGTAAAGAAGTATAATCAGGCAGTAAATATTTCATTTCTGATACGAATACTAAGGCTTGAGCTAATTCTTCCCATTGATCTTCCGTTGCTGCTCCTGATTTAAATAATTCAATAGTTCTGTCCATATATTCCCGTTTGGTCAATTATCTTTCCTCCCTTGTCCAGTGGGAGGATTAATTGGCCTTGGAGTTATGGGAGGAGAGTTCCATCCTCCTTTACACATATTAGTAGGTGGATGGGTAGGAGCAATACCATTTGGTTTTTTAGTAGGAAGTTTTGGTTGGTAGCTATATCCACTACGTTTTGGCTCTCTCTCAGAATAACCCCAAATATAACATATTAATCCCCAAACTATAAATAATATTAAAGATTCCCATCGTTCAAATCCCGTCACGTTTTTCCTCCCTACTAGTTCTACAGAAAACGGAATAGTTTCAATTTATTTTATATCATTTTATTTGTAATTTTAATTCAATGTAGGTATTATGACCTTTCGTCTAACTCTCTTTCCGTCCCAAGATTCTGGTAAAAAACAAGCTCCCATATCCTCTTTTGTTTTGATATTCATTACAATCATAATTAATTTTTTAACTACTAAAAGGGGTCCTTTGTCATCTAATGTATATATTACTGTATATTTGGGTCCTAATGGAAGTCTTTTTACAAATTCCTTTACTTCCCATTTATCAATATATAATTTTGGATTATCAACTTCTAGAATATCATCATTTGCTAAAATAGTTTTAGTTATCGAAAGTTCCATTTCATCTCCCTAACCTATCTTTAAAATATTTTATAGTTTGTTCTAATCCGTCAGATAATGTAACTTTTGGTTCCCATTTTAATTTATCTTTAGCCATAGTTATATCAGGTCTACGTCGAATGGGGTCATCTCCAGGCAATGGTTTATAAATTATCTCTGATTTTGATTTTGTTAATTTTATTATTACTTGAGCCAACGTTTTTATATCTATTTCTATTGGATTACCTATATTTATAGGACCAGTAATATCATTGGTATTCATCATTTTTATAATACCTTCTATTGTATCATCTATAAAACAAAAAGAACGAGTTTGCCTTCCATCCCCATATATTGTGATAGGATCATTTTTTAAAGCTTGTAAAATAAAGTTAGATACCACTCTTCCATCTCCAGTGGCTAAATTAGGTCCATAAGTATTGAAAATTCTTACCACTTTGATAAAAAGTTTATGTTGTCTATAATAATCAAAGAATAAAGTTTCTGCACATCTTTTTCCTTCATCATAGCAAGATCGAATCCCTATAGGATTTACATTTCCCCAATAATCTTCATATTGAGGATGCCTCAAAGGATCTCCGTAAACTTCCGATGTAGATGCTTGAAGTATTTTAGCTTTTGTTCGTTTTGCTAATCCTAGCATATTTATTGCCCCATGAACTATTGTTTTAATAGTTTGAACAGGATCTTTTTGATAATAAATAGGAGAAGCAGGGGCAGCAAGATTATAAATTTCATCTACTTCAACATATAATGGAAAAGTTATATCGTGCCTTAATAATTCAAAATTAGGATTTGATAAAAGAGGAAGAATATTTTCTTTGGTGGATGAATAAAAATTATCTACACAAAGAACTTCATTTCCTTCATTTAATAATCTTTTACATAAATGAGAACCAAGAAATCCTGCTCCTCCAGTTACTAATATTTTTTTCAAAATAATAATCCTTTTTTTTCTTCAATAGCTCCTTCTTCTTTTCTTCCATAAATATTCATTCCATTTTTATCTTTATCCAAAATTATAATTTCTGGACTATCCTTCAAAGAAAAATATTGTCCTTTTCCATTCCAAATTTCTTTCATTCTATCGTAAGCCTCTGGTTGTCTAAATGTTATTTCCTCCATATCATCCCAACAAACCGAACCTTTTTCCATTATTATTTTACAAGCATGTTGAAAGGTGAATTCATAGGGAACGAATAACCCATCCACTCCGCAACAACTTTCACAAGAATTACTAAATGGAAAATTTACGAAATCAGGAGAAGAAGCGGGGACATTTTTACTTCTCAAAATATCTCTAAATTGTTTTCCTACGGGGGTCCAATTTTCATCTAGATTCTTTTCCAAAAGTTTGACGTAATTGAATCCCCGGCTTTCAAATTCTTTTTGAGCTATTTTGTAATTTGAAGTCCGATAATTAAAGAAACTAACATGTTTAGCTCCGGTACGGGATGCCATCTCGGCGTACCCTTCCAACATGTCTTCCTTCGAATTGATTCCCACTAGGATTGGTTCCCAACGTACAGCGGTCCAAATCCCTAGGTTGTTTAAAGTCTTGACTAGGGACCATCTCATAGATGCAGGGGGATTCCCCGGTTCTAATTTGTAATTGAGGGTATCACTACCCCCCATAATAGATACAATAACAGCTACATTCATATCTTTTAATAAATCAAGGTACCTATGCATTCCAATATAATGACTTTTAGTTTCTATGATCATAGGAACTTTATATTCTTTGAATAATTTGAGAACGGGGACTACTACATTATCTCTCATATCCTCTAGGCAGAATACTTCTGATTTACTTCCCATATTGAAAGGGAGTCCTCTACGAAGGCATTGAACGTGCCAATCTGTATATTGTTTATCAGAACCATAGGCTTTATCAAAAAGTTTCTTAAAATCTTCTGGATTACAAGCTCTGACTAAATCTCTTGACCATCCTTCGTAGTACCGTGTGTAAAGTCCTTCTTCCATTTCTCTACAAAAACAAAAATGACATGGAAAACTGCAGCCAGCAAAAATATCACCTCCAAATGCTTGGGGGCATACGAGGGAATCATTTCTAAATCCAACTATAGACCCAAATTTTAGTTCTCTAATATCTTTTTTCAAGATGTCATCTTTTCTTTCAACTCAGGTAGATCCTTTCTTTCTTTTAGACTAAAATTTCCCAAAACTTTTTGTAGACACCGTTTTTGATCTTCTGCTTCATCTACTGTCATTTCTGCGTTATAAATAGGAATAATTTTATCGCCCTTTAAATTAAATCCCACATTGTAAATCCAAATTTTATTGATATTGGGTGTTATATGAGAAGTTGGTTTTACTAGTGCCCCAGTCCCAACAAAACCATTAAGATATGTAATAACGTGGGCTATTTTTACACGAGAATAAAAATACTCTAATTCAATAAATAATGTATCTCTCTGTTTTTTAGTAATATTTTTATTCTTACAACTTTCGTTCCATATATTATAGGTGTCTAGACTAAATGGAAGTTTTCTATCCATTTATTGATTCTCCTTAATCCTAGTATTTTCTTTCATCAATACCCCACAGGAAGTTCAAATGGTGTAATTAAATCTTCGGGTATTTCAATATCATCGAATTGAGGAATATTGGCAGATGATTTTCGTATATATTCCAAATATCCCACTCTACTTGGATCAATATCTAATATTTTGGTAGCAGCTACGTCCATAACGTACATATCTTTTGTTGAAATTAAAATATTAGCTGGTTTAGGAATTCCGCATTGTTCCGAATATTCTGATCCTACGATACCATCTAAAACACAAGCAGCAACTCTATCTTTAATAAGAAAATATAAGTCATGAAGTCTTTTATGAAGAATATCACAACTTCCACGTGGGTGCATACTACCTTTTTGGGCCATCATGCCCATACAATTTTTGATAGATATCGTAGTTCCCGACATATTATGAACTTTCAATTTAGGAACATTTATGACGAAATCGCATTCCAACATAGTATTAGAAAATTTGGCCCCGAATAAGGATAAATATCCATCCCTACGGTAAAGGGTAAACTCATGAAACCGGGGTCCTTCCTGAAGTCCTATTAATTGTACTCCATATTTTTTAGATAATTGGTCATAACCAGACAATTTAATTGTATGCTCAAATTGGTCTTTAAATCCACAATCTCCTACTATTATATCATTAGCCCCTTCTCTTATCAAATATTCTATAACTAGAGAAACAACTTCAACTCTGGTAGTAGATGCTATATCCCATCGGGTGGGAGGACATACGAGGTTGGGTTTAATGAAAACTTTTTTACCACTACAATCTGGAAAGTATTTCCAAAATTCTTGGGATATATTTTCTAATTTTAAATTTGCGTAATCAGATTCTCTATGAAATTGGATCAATTACTACTCCCTTTTAAAAATATGGTGGTGGTGAGGGGATTACCACTTATTTCGGTCTTATCACCGAACACTGTTAAGTACCCCCGTCAAGGTTCCTCCGGGACATTCGTCCAAGAGCACCACCCCAAGATTATATTTCAGTTAACGGTGAACGATCCATTTGCTACTGTAATAATTTCCATCTTGCTGAGCAACGACACTCCGCATTTGGCTACTGCAGCGGATTCCTTAATATTACTTTTCCCTCCCTGATCTGCGTAAGACTGATCAGCAGCATTAACCAACTCCTCTAAAGTCCCCGTTTTCAACGAGAGAAGAGTATCCGCCAAAACTGTCCAACGACTAAATGACTTGGGAGCCGGGGGAACACGCTTGATTCTTTCTTTCTCCGGTTTTGGAGCTTTAGGAGCAGCCGGAGTTTTAGCGACAGTAGGAGCCGTGGGAGCAGGAGTTGCTGCTGTAGGAGTGGCAACGGGGGCTACGGGAGCGGCGGGGGCAGGGGTAGCTGCAGAACGCCCAACACGACGGGCTACGGGAGGGGGCGGGGGAGCAGGAGGTTCGGGTTCAGGTTCCGGTTCAGGTTCCGGCTCAGGAGTGATCGGAGCTTCCTCCACCGGAGTTTCCGGAGTTGATTCTTCCTGATCTAACCCCAACGTGGTAATAATATCGTTGTACATGTTGATAATATTTGCGTTCGATGACCCCGGAGCATCCCCTTCGGCCTTTTCCACTGCATCGAGATATGCCGGGATCAGCATCTCCTTTGAAATCTTGTCGGCGTTGTTAATCCCAATTTCAGTAGCACAAGCAATGAGCTTTGAATGTACGATTTTCTTCAAAAGTTTCGGATCGAATTTCATGTAGTTCTCCCTCCGTTCGGAATTTGTAAGACAACTACAATCTTCTACAGGAATAGCCACTATCTGATACTTCATCTCACCCACCCCTTCTGGCTTGGTTTCCCGTGTACTTATTACTACAGGAGCTAAGCCTAAATCAATATTATTTTTTATGAACAATTATTATACCTTTTGATTGATTATTTTAAATTTCTTCCTTTTCATTATCTGATGGGTAAATCATAGTATATCTCCTCTGTCTGGTTGATACGGAGAATTTTCCTTAGTAATAATATCAGGGGTCCCCCTTCTGTCAATTCTTCCCTTACCTATCAAATAACGAGTTAATACTTCTGTGTAAGTATGGGAAGATCGTACATTTCCCGTAACAACTTTATCAATTCCCCATCTATTAATCAAAGAATCTATTACTTTTTCGCACCATTCTCTGGCCCCTATTGGCATATTTAAACGTGGATGAAGTTCTCTAATTCTATCGTGAAGTCTATTAGCCCCTATAATAAAATCATTTTCTTCTTTTTGGTTAAACTCTCCACTCGCCCCTAATAAAATTTTATCACGATAAAATTCTTTTAACCATCTTGTATTTTCGGGGTTTTTCTCTTTTTCTTTTTTAACCATGAAAGTTACTGGTTCAGGTTCGTTTTCTAAACAATGTAAAAATTGACTTTTAATTGACGAGGCAAAACGATTGTAAAAGAAAGTACCTAACCCCAAATTTTTAAAAATTGATTTATTTACTGGTCGGTAATTCAGATTTGTAGCTATTAATTTATATTTATCTATCACCGAAATTATTTCTTCTTTTGAATAATTTTTATTATTAGTTAAACCCTCTCCTATAAAAAGTTTTCCATCTAATACTTTTTCTATGATAGAAACTATATCTGTAAATGTTTTTGTTGGTTTGGCGTAGCCTTGATTATTCCATGCCGGCATATGATGATGGGGTAAACCCGGCGAGGAATTCCAATAATTGATAATATCGAGAGTGTCTTTCCTATACCGTTGACGAGGGGTAACTTCAAATTCTATAGATATAGATTTATTTCTTTTAATTAAAGACTGGGTTGAATTTAAGCCTAAATTATGAACGTCGGTTTCACCTGCTTTTGGTGAAACCCCCGAATCTTTCGAGAGAAAAGATTCGTTAGAATCTTTTGGATCTAAAGATTCTGGTATAGGTTCAATAATTATAGGTTTACTTAAAGAGATTCCGCTTTGAACGGAATCCAGATTCCGCTTTGAACGGAATCCAGATTCCGCCCATTCTTGTATTTTATTACGATCAATTCTATACCAATTTTTGGCCGGTATCCCTTTTCGAGATACTTGAATAAAATTTAAATCTTGAAGTATTTTAGTGGAAGATGTTTGAACATCTTCGCTAAATCCAGTTCTATTTTTCAATAAACTTTGAAGCATATAAAAATACTCTCCGGGTTGTATTAATTCTTGTTTAATTAAGTAATTTTCCCAATCTATTAAGTCTCCTAAAATTATAGTAACGAAAGGACCTAATTTTATTAATACGGAACGGTTACAAGCTATGAAATTTGCAAATGGAATTTGAGATATATTCCTATTATTTTCCATTTTTATTCTCCTTAGCTATTTCCTCTTCACATTTCGATTCTAATTCCATAAATCGTATAAGCATTTCGTTACACGCTTGAACATTTATTTTGTAATAAATTTTATCGGTTTTTTTATCCCATATGAATTTAAGTATATCAGAATTTTCTAATTCATTTAGTATTTCTACGAGTTTTTCTTTGCCTATGAAAAGTAACCTCCCCGTCGTTTCTAACGATATAAAAGGCAAATCCCCAAATTTATTTGGGTAATGTCTTTTTATTTCGAACCAATAGTTATGATCTTGATTTAATAAACTAACAAAAGCTCCTTTTTCCAAACCGTAAAAATAAACAAAACCCCTATCAATTGTTATAAGCCCCCCACCAGCTATTATATGATCGACATATAGCTTCGATTTTACAAATTTTTTACTTAATTCTCCCCCACCTTCACTCATTATTTTATATAATCTAATAGATTTTGTATCACTCATCTTTCTTTCCCCCTTTATTTCCATCATAAAATACAAATTCTGTATCAATAATTGGCTGGCCCAATTCTAATTGTTGAAGCATCATCACTTGCCTTCGTTTGTTAAATCTTTTCCATCTATGCTCCAACACTCCAGTTCTCCATACTCCTTTTTCTTTTTCTTCAGGAGTTTGATCTAGAGACATCATTATATCTACATGAGCCAAAATATAAGCATTTACTCCGATATCACTTTCATCTTGTAAATCTTTGGTAAGGGCGGATCTTCCAGATCCTAACGATTGTGCTCCGGTTACTACTAACGCAGATCTGGATTGAGCCAATCGTTTATGAGCTTTAAATACATCGTCAACATCATGACGAGGATCATTAAATTTACGTTCTGATAAAATGATTGAAGCGTAGTCGGTGATTATAACGTCGGGTATAAATCCTTCAATTCTTTCTAATTCATCTAATTGATCTTCTACGTCCGACATTGTAGCGGAATAGGCAGGGAAGCTGATCATTCTGAGCAAGTCTTTACCGAACATTTTATTGAAACGTTTGATCTCTTTACGGGTATTAGGTAGGCTTAATTTAGGCCGATCTGCCACGAAGAACCACGTTGTAGCTAAGAAATTACCCCCTCCGGGTATCTTCCTACAGGCCGTACACGGTCGATACCTTCCGGGGGCTTTAGGGTCGAATTTAGGGGGGCGGGTTTCCCTATTCATACGTTCTAAATTATTGCAGGAATTATCTTGATTATTCAAACAATCAAAACTAGGATAAATATAACCTTGGTTTTCGTCTCCTTCTCCCATAACTCCTAATTCTTTATACATTCTGGTAGCTTGGTGCTTATCTTTCATTTCGAAAGAAAGCATAGCTACCCTTTTTCTAGACATCATAGCATCGAATGCGAAATTTTCTAGAATCCAGGTTTTTCCACGTTTTGCAGGCCCCATTACAGTTATTAACCATCCTCTATGAAGATCACCTAATAAATCTCCTAATTTACCTTTCATTCTAAATAGAGGAACTTCTTTTTCTTCAAAAACTGAATTTAAAAAATTAGGATCATCTAGTGGTTTAGACCATTTATAAGTGACTTCGTCAACTATCTTTTTTTTACTTTCATAGAATTTTTCAGCTTCTTCAGTTTTACCTATATCTAATAGAGCAGTAATACCTTCTGCAGTCCTTCTTAAATGCTGAGTCTTTAAATATTCCTTGCCTTTATCGATAATAAAATCATCGTTTACTCCGTCGGGTCCTCCTTCTGATAAATATTCCTCTGATAACTTAGCCAGGAATAATTCAATTTCTTCGTCTAGTCCCTGTTTGAGTTTTCCTTTTTCTGTTTCGTACAAATCTTTAATATGATTCTTTGGAGCAGATTTATATCGGTCAAAATAATCTAGAATCCATCGAACGATATTTTTGCTGACCTCTAGTTCGAATACGTTTGGATCAGCGAATGGAGCAAGATGTGTTATTACCTTGTCAGAAATGATCATTCCTGTAATGATACGTTTTTCTACTCCCTTATCAGAGCGGTGAATCCGTCTGAGCATAAAGCTATTTCTTGACGGCGTTCAGATTTAAGGAAAATCCTTCAGCGCCAAGAATGGGAATAAATCCTCCAGTACTGGCGATTATGTTAGTTTTCCCCGATTGAGATTTACCAAAATCTTGTTTTAAATCTACTTCAATGATGGGGATATTATCATTTTGTACTTCCATTATTATGTTTTTAATTTTAATTTTATTTTGATTCTCTAATTCTGCTATTCTTTCTTTAAGTTTCTGAATATCTTCGGTCATTTTTGATCTCCTTTTGGTTGGAAGGGTTGGATTAAACTAGGATCTCTTATGATATTCCAATGATTTCCTGCTCCCCAAAGTAATAGCTGAGGGGAGAATACTATACGCTCGGTCCTTTTCCAAGTAAACCACAAAATTGCTTGTAATTGATTCGGAAGTAATTTATGTTTTCTAGCTACTTTGAAAAATACTTCGGCCATTTCGTCGTATCTTTTTGGGGAAGATACTAATTTCAACTCTGCTACTTCTTTCATACGGTATCGTCTACCAGAATAAATGGAACACATATGCCCATCAAGTGTAATATATTTAGGGTCTTTGGGCAGCAAAATATTTAAGTAAAAATTTCTAGTTTTTGGTCCTGAAGTTTCTGCTAGGAAATCCTTATTTCCGATTAGGAATTCAATTGCTCTACTTTTACATTGATTATAAGTAGAAACTATAATTTTATTTGGAGGGATTTTATTTTTAATACCGATCATAATACTGACGAGGGACCGGATATTACCCATATAATCATTGTTGGGGGATAATGCAACGAATGCGGCTACTGTTGGGCAGAATCCGAATCCATGATAATTTGCTACATTTTTTAACATTTCATTATATCTATGGTAGGCTACTTTTCCTTCTTCTTTGTCGATGGAATCTGATAAAGAGTAAACTTTTTCTATGTTGATTGTTTTAGATTTCAAAAGAAAAGCCCTGCTAATTCTTTCTTTATGTTTTTTTCTATCTTTAAAATTGCATTATTTTGTTTTATCAACGATTTGATAATAGCGGGTCTAGCCCAATTTCTTTGGAATTTGGACCATTCTTTGTTTTTATCTCCTTTTTCATTTTTATATAACATACCCATTGGTAAAAACCCTGCCTTGACCGTTTTAAATAGCCTATTTTCTGCTTTTTGTATAGTATCGTTAGGAAATCCTATTAAAACAAAACATCTGAGTTGATTGAAAGTAAACCCTGCTTCTTTCAGCATGCTCCCCGCTTTGATTAAAGATTCATATTTTTCCTCCGTATCGTATGCAAAGAATATTTGAGAAGGATTGGCTTTTATGAGTAGATCTACTATCCATGGTTTTAATTTAGTTGCTTCTAATCCTCCAGTAAATTCTGGTCGATGATTTTGGCGTGAAAGCATTAAAAAGACATTTCTAATATGATTTTCTGAGCAAGCTAATAGGTTATCATCTAGTATATTCCAACCATCTTTTATTTCTAATTCCCTGATATTTCCTTCTCTTTTCCAAACAGAACAAAACCAACATTTATTTGGGCATCCTCTAGATGTAATGACATATCCTAATTTTAAATATTTACCAGGGATAAATTCTTCCCCTTTATTTCCTAATGCAGGACCACCAATATTTATAGGAGCAACATCTTTCCAACTTTTTTCTAAAATTTCTATTAATTTTAGGTCCCAAGTAAAAGTAAAGGATATCTCCACTTTTTTTATTTCTGGTAATAGTAACCCAGGTGGTCCGAAGAATGCCAAGGAATCATCTGGGGATGCTTTAGTTTTTCTAGGGAATACTCTTGCTATAGTCATTGCAAGGATCTCATCAATTCTTTCCCTTGTTCAACAGTTAACTCTCCGGGGTCTTTAACTCCATTTAATTCAATTACTTCCGATTCAGTCCACCAAATTTGTTCTGATAACTTCTTTGCAGATTTCTGAGCAATCTCCTCCGAATCGAACAAGATAAATATCTTACTACCGTTTAATTCTCTTAGTAGTTTCACTTGCGAAGCTGTCCATTGAGTTCCAAAAGTAGCTACAGATCCTGCTCCTAATCGGATCTGATCAAGAGGTCCCTCGACAACGACTATGTTTTTTCCAGGGGGAGTTTCATCGAATCCAAATAAAGTTTCTTTTGCTGGAAATATACTTTTTTCCTCTTCCAAATTTCGATATTTTATTTTTGATCTATTAGTTAGGTCTCTGCCGATCCAAGTTACTAATCGTCCTCTGAGAGTTATTGGTAGAATTAATCGAAACTTGAAATCCCCTACGTGTCCGCCATAATAAAGTTCTCTACTTCTTATTACAGATTCTGGGTCGAATCCACGTTTAGCTAAAAATTTTATTACTATATCAGGAATAGTAGGCCAAGATAATTTAACGTAATTTTTTGGTATTTCTAATTTAGTAATTCCTGATTTACTTTCTTCTGAATATTCTATTAATGATAGTCTACTAGGATTTTGATATTTCTCCATTACCTCCAGAGTTTCCGGAAAAGTTACATGGTTTTCTAAAATTTTAATTAATTTGGATATGCTTCCTTTTGTAGAACATTTCCAGCAACTGATGAAATTTGAGGTAATATTAATGCCTAAATGCTCTCCAGTATCTGAGCAGAAAGGGCACGCTACGCCTAACCATCCACGTTCTTGTCGGGAAGAATTAAATGGTATTCCCCTATCATTTAAATAGGGAATAACATCAAAAAGCATTATGGTTAAATTATTCACTATTTTAAATCAAAAAGATTTTCAATTTCTTTTAGTACTTCATAAGGAGGACATTTAATTGATTTTATTAATTTATCAGAATGGCCATGTTCAGATCCTCCGTAACGATGATATAATTCTAACCTGTAGTTTGTCTTCATTTTATCAATAGTAATTTCTATTACTTTTCTACTTTTCATAGTTTTTTCCATTTGATTATTCTTCCTTTCTTTTCATTATTCCTACAGATTCTAAATCAAATAAATAGATGGTTCTCTCTGGAAGGTATTTAATTATTTTGAAGTTTTTTCCAAAACATTTAAATGAAATTAGTTTTCCATTTGGATCTCTTTTTATATTTATTGCTAAAGGTAAAAGTATTTCAGCATCTGTTGGATTTATTACTCCATCTTTCATATTTGGATAGGGTTCTGGGGGAATGTTTTTATTTATTTTCTCCCAAAGATCTGTAATATCTTTCATAGATAAATTACCTATTGGCGGTGGTGTGCTATAGGTATTAGCAGTTAATTCTCCAAAAAGTTCATTTTCTATTTTATCCAATAAAATTTTTGTTCTTTCTTTTTTCATCCATTCCTTAGTGGTTATTTCTATGGCTCCGTGCTCTACGGCTATTTTTCTTCTTTTTGGGGTAAGATCATAATGAGGATATTTTTCATCTTGAAACCATTCTCTTTTCATTTCTATTCTATTTGCGAATCTATGTAATTCTTCCAAATATCCGTCAGTAAACATATGACAATTTAGGGTAACTCTCCCTCGTAGACGCCAACCATGGTTTTTTAATTCATCGACGTAGATCATATAGCATTTAATTTTTCTTTGAATTCTTTTAATATTTTTTCAAATTCTTCTTTACTCGATTTATATTTTCCTTCACCTAAGAAGTAATCTGCATCTCCATTTACTAAACTATTCTCTATTTCTAATTCATATGAAATTTCATTATTTCTACATCTAATATCTTTATGGAGACTAATATGATTTCTTTCTGATAATCTTTTGGTATAAATATTTGCCTCATAATCATCTCCGCTACAATCATGTCTCATATAAATGGGAAATTCTATATCTACCTCTATTTCTTTTTCAATTTTAGTTTTTAATTTAATTTTCATTTTTTCCTTCTTTAATTTATTTTTTCCCACTTATTGCATATTGCATCATAACTTGAATCTTTATAAGTTTTTTCGCACATACCAATAAGAGGGGTTCTATCAAGATTAATTCTCCAGTGTTTACAACAAATGCAAGAAGTAACGGGGATAATTTTTGATATAAGTTCTTTGCTTTGTTGAATTGGAGAAATTCCCCATATTATTTCCTTGTCCACTTGTTTAAAAAATAATTCAGTTACTTTATTTTTCATCCATTCTATATATTTTAATACTTCTTCTTCAGTGCAATTAGGAATATTAAAAGTTTGGAATGTGCTAATTATTGTTTCATCTCCATCCTTATCTCCTTTATCAAAGTATTTAAATTCATCAGAATCTTTCATTTTTGTTATTCTTACCTTCACATAATCTGCAGTATCTGTAAAGTTTTTCAGCTTCTTTTCTAGTTATAATTTTTTTGTAATCTGGATGTGCTCTTCTAAATGAAGGGCAATCAGCATTTGTATGAAATTTTACATCTTTTATATATGTTAGAGGGTGTCGGGCTATAAATACTTTTTCAGATTCCATTACTCTTCTCCTATCGGGGTTCGACATGAGGGAGGCAATCCAGAACAATTACATTTATAAGTTAATAAACATTCCCCATCATCAGAATGGTATCCTTCATGATGGCCGCATGGACACATCTTTGGTCCATTTTTATAGCACCATGATGGAACATAGGGAGTATCGTTTGACGGACCACGACTACTTTGACTTACTGGACCAGGCATTTTATTCCCTCCAATCTACTCACCGCCAAAAATTATCAACGATGCTCCTCCATATATTATTGCCAACACCCCTATTGTTATATACGTTGCCGCTGCACCAGTTTCATTTCCTGATATTGGCATACGAGATACCAATAATATTACTCCAAGAAGTATAATGGCGAGTCCTTGGCATCTAATTAGCATTTCCCTTCCTCCTTCACCGAGGGCGGGGTTATTGCTTCGTAGTTGTCATCGGAATCTTCCCGCGAACAATCCCCCCGGCGTAGGTGATCTTCACAGAATCGGCGGTACGCGATCCCATAGAGATCATCCTTGTCGAGTTTATGCCCTCGGTCAGAAAACTCTTGCTTGATCGCGTAGGTGATTAAGGCGGGCTTGCCACATGAGGGCTGGTCGCATAAATCTTTTTCAAGGGCGATAACTTTATCTGGAATAGGTTCCTGCGCCAACATCCACTCGTTCCCTAAGAATAGGATAGCCGTATTCATATCCCTAGTCGTGTAATCATGAACTAAGTGTCCCTTGAACCAAAATTCGACGCGGACACTCTGCCGCCATTCGTCTCCCGATAGGCCACTCGTTTTGTAGCGTGGAACAATTTGCATAGTAATGTGGTCGAATGCTTCCCATCCTGACAACCTCTTATGGTACGAATTGTTAATCATCCTCACTCCCTCCCCTCCCCATTCAGTCTCCCCGCCAGCCACTCCGCGTACCGTAACCGCTCGGCCCTGTTCCTGAAATCCCCGTTCACGGTGAGCGCAACATCGTGGTGGAAGTCGCCGGACTCCACGTACACTCCCCGCGTTTCTTCATCGTAGCGGAAGGTCCAGGGGCCGATGTCCATCATCCTTCACCGAGGGCGGGGTTCTATTTGCGTACAGCCAGGTACCTTTTAATGGCCCGGTCCTGATTATCCATTACGGATTCTAATTTATATATAACGGCCATACTCCTTGCAATGGTGTAACTTTGATTCTTTATTACATTATCCTGAAAGACAATGGTCTTGGTTTGTATAGTTATCGTCTCGCGCAATTCCCTGATGGATAACTGTTGAAAAACAATTGATATTATCATCAAAACGACAATCCCTACCAAGTATATCCTGATTGTCAATTCTCCCCCTCCTTCAGCGAGCGTAGGGCGGCTAGTTCATCAATATGTTTTTGAACTATATTCCGTTGCCATTCATTACGAACGGCGGCAGAAGGATACTCTTCTGCGTCTCCCTCCCAAAATATATATATCCCTTTTGTTTTTGCCTCAAGTATGAAGCATTCCATGCAAAGTAAATTTTTCTTTGTGACTTTATCCCATAGTTCATCTGTTACGCGATAAACATCGTCATATCCTTCACCGCATATTTGGCAATGTTCCCTCTCTAGATTCGTATCCAAGTTCATTTTCCTCCCGTGGTCCCCACGATATAGAATTGCTTCTTTCCCATTGCTATTTTTTCTTTTTTATTTGGATCGTTATATCTTATTTGTACAATAATTCCGTTTCCATTTTTATCTGCATTGGGAATGTAAATTCCAATAGATCTATCGGGATTGGGTATTTCATAGATAGGCTTCATCCCTGCTTTTTTCATTAAAGCAGCAAGGGGGCATTTCTTATGGTGGCCTATTGTATCCGTCCACCAATCCATATTTGGCTTATGGCCATGGCATAGTTCACATTGCCCGTTGCCCATACTCCACTCGAAATCTTCAATGGTCTTATGATCAATCTCGTCTTTACTAAGCCAGTTTAATCTGTTTTTATTTTTACGTATCATCTTTTATTTCTCCTTTCTTTTCACCCATCGTTTTTGTTTCATTATTTTCCTAGTTTTCAAATTGATTCTATCGAAACGTATTCCAAGTAAATTACAAACCCCTATTCCTATTGGACCCCCAAATATTCCTTCTGTTCCCTTGGTATCTTTCTCACAATCATAGCACCAGATATGATCTATGTATTCGCTCCAAGTTGTATTAGTTCCCTGGCATAGATCGCAAGTAATTTCATATATAATTGGTTTTTGGGCATAGCACCAAGTTCGTTTTCTCATATATTTTAGAATTCCTCGCTTCCAAACCATTTTTCAGAAAAATAAAGTACCAATCTTTCTGAAAAATGGTCTTTGATGTACCGATGCGATGGATCCCAAATATCAACTAAAATAACATCTTCTTTGATACCTTCCACTGTACGAAGTCCTCGCCCGATACTTTGTAAAGTTAAAATTTCACTTTTTCCTCCAGCTGCGTTTATGATTGCTCCCAAGGTAGGAATATCTACTCCTTCTTTCCATACTGCATCAGCAATTACTACATCTACTTTTTTACTATTCAAATCCTCTTTGATAATTTTACGGGCGGTTCCTGGTATTTTACTCCATACAAATTCAATTTTTAAATGAGGAAATAATCTACGGGCCATATCAAGAATATTATTACCATGCTGAACAATAGTTACCAATATCAGTACCGTTCTACCCGCTTTCACTAAATTATCAGCTGTTTGTAAAACTAATTTATGTCTACGACTATTGAAAGTAACGGCAAATTTATATACTTCTTGGTATGATTTTGCTTCTCTAGCGGCTAGTGTTATAGGCAACTTTTTTAAAATAATTTTTATTTTAGCCAATCTATCTACCTCAGAAATCTTTTTTCTTGATATAACTGGTCCTATGTAACCTTCCAAAGCAAATTTCGCTTCCTCTATATATGGTAGTGTAGCGGTAAACCCCAGTCTAATGGGGGCATTGATAACTGAAAGTACTCTTGCGTATGTTCCTCCTTTTCCAGTATCGAACGGAGGAGCAAGGGAACTCAGGTGGTGTGATTCGTCCGTGATTACAATATCTATCGAATTAAACCACTCCTTCTCTATTTCTACAGATTTTACTAGAGATTGCACCGTAGCGACAGTTATACGTTTTGGGTTATCTATTCCGGCTCCGATTATTCCCACTTCTCCGGGGAAAAATTCTTTTGCTTTATCAGAAGTTTGAAAAAGTAAATCTTGAGAGTTTACAATTATTAACGCTCGGGATTTTGGAAATAAGGATAGAAATGATAGGAATATAATTGTCTTCCCACTGCCGGTAGGATACGCGATAACCCCCCTAGTATAGTACACAGCATTCTGTACGGCTTCCACTTGTATTTGATCTAAATTGTATCCCCTAGGTAAGGGGGTGTTCTTAATTTTTTCGTCCGTGATATCGTAATATTCTTTTGGTAGGGAGGGGGGAGGATGTACTATTTCAAGAGGAATATTTCTTGATTTGCAGTATTCTTCTATACGAGTGATAAATCCAGTAAGGAACTGACCCTTTTTAACTAACGGCTTAACATATGATTTTTCAATTTTTCTGTATGCAGTTTGTTTGAAATAAACTTGTTTATAACATAAGAAACTGGCAAGTATTTCAGCATCTTCTTTAGTGGTAACTTTACTAAAAATATTATTGATAATTATTATTTTCAAGTTATATTTTTCCTTCTAGGTATAAATTCAGGTAGTGCTTTTTTAATTTCAGTATCAATCGCCAAGGGATCTTTCTGAATTCCTTCTAGAAAATTGTTTATTTTCAAAGCGGCATTTTCAATACTTTTAACAAGCGAGACTAAAAATTCTTCACGTTCCTTAGTATATGGAACTACGGCGGAATGGGATTCCCTATCAGAAGAAAGTTCTCCACGTATATAATGATTATCTTCGTCAAATAGTCTTTCACCAATTTTATAACAAATTTCATAATTTATTCCAAGTGTAGGACTAACATCACAAAATGAAATATTATCTCTACTTAAAATACAATATCCATCATCTCCTTTTAGGAATACTTTCATAGATACATTTATTAAAATAACTTTTTCCCTAGTAGTAGTTTTAATGAAATCTAGGCATCGTATTATTAAATTTCCCCAATTAGTATTGGCTTCTTCTAATGTTTTGGCATAAATTCTGTTATTTCTATCATCGTAAGGAATAGGACGATGGTGTTCTCCCCATTGTCTATATACAGATTTAGCGATCTCCTTTAAATGTTCTGGAAATGTTAAATAAAACTCCCCTGATGAATTATTAACACTAGTGGTACGAGTATATTTGATGTATTTAATTCCATCTATATCGGGAACTTCTTTTATATTTTTGCTAATAATGGGCATTATTTAAATTCTTTATCGTACATAATACACCATTTTCCACTTTCATTAACAAAGTTTACCAATCCATGTCTAAATAAAGAGCAATAGAATATTTTATATATCCATTTAGATATTTTCATTTGTAGTCCAAAATATTATTTACTTTTCGTATCACTAATAATGCAATATCACAAGGTCCATCTCCACAGGGTTCTTCTGAATGAAAACAAGTACTTCTTATTTTTTCTACTTTGGATTTTATGTTTTCTTTTCCTTTTTGATATCCCCAATACCATACTAAGTTTAGCAGTAACAATAATAAAATTCCGAAAATTGCTATTTCTATAGAATTATTCATTTTACGATCCCACTATTTCGTTAGTTCCTTCCCATACAAATTCATTTACTGGGAGATGTTTTCCACATCCGCAACAGAAAGTACCGCCATAAAATTTGGTGTCTCTTGCATAGGTTTCAGCAATGGCTTGGCCCATAGTTGTAACCGTATTACAACCCCCATTCAATTGTTCTTTTGTATAAAAACGTCCGGTGACGGGAGATTCACTATCTGGATATATTTCAAATGCAACATAATTCCATTGTTTATGACGTTCCTTTTCTTCCTCGGTTAAATCTCGTATGGGGTATTTGGGCGGATTGCCTACATGTCGATAGCTACGGCGTACTGGCCTAACAAATCCCTTTGCACGTTCCTCTTCAGAAAGAACTATATATCCTTTCTGTTGGCCGGTATTGGGATTGATTTCTTTATGGTTAGAGGTAACAGGACTTCCATCAGATAGAGTTACTTTTGGTTCATCGTTCATGATTTTTTCCTCATTTCAAATTTAAATACTTTATTTATAATGCTAAAAGCTACCATATCATTCCCAGTATCATCCATTTCTTCCATAGGGATATTAACGGTTCCTGATAATTTTTCTAATCTTTTCAACATAACTATGATAAGTTGGTCTTTAAAATCATCTAATATCTCGGCGTGTTCTGGCGCGTCCCCTCTGGCTAAATCAATCCCTTTTCCCACGGTATTCTCCTTTATTGAATATCTTTTTTGAAGGACTCTTCGTACATTATTTTTGTATCTCTTGCGGCAAATTCAATCCAATTATCAGCTTTTAGAAAGCAGATGGGGCATCTCTCTGTTCCATCCTCGTTGTCTATTAAAACTTCTAATCCTGCTATTTCCATAGCATTACCTAAAATCATATTATGAGCAGTCATAAGGGGATCAAAGTTTTCTAATGATGGATTTTCCATTGATTTTATTGTTTTTTCCACAGCTTCCTTACCAGAAGTCGGTACAAGATCATATAGTCCAATTTCTTTGATTTTATCTTTCAATAAATCCCAATGCGGTATACAAAATTTCATTTATATTTCCTTTCTAGTTGAAAATTTGCATTTAAGTTACAATTGTCTACAAGATCGAAGAAATTTTTCAAGTAATGCGATGTCATCATATATTTCATTATCTCCTATAGCTGCTGCACGGAAACGTATCTTAATTGCTAATTGTACGACTTCCACGGGAATTTTCGCATATCCGAACCATCCCATAATAAATTGAATTGGGGAAATAAGTTTAATTTTCATTTCTACTCCTTTTGGTAACGGCTATCAATCTATCAGAAATATGTTTACCGCAACAAGGACAGGTCATCGGACAGGGAGTTCTGGTCAAATATTCTTTTGAGCAATTCTCTTTAGTTTCTTCCATTAATTTTTTTACTAACCTATATCCCTCCGATCTACTTTTAGCGTGAGCGTGAATGTAAATAAAATATCGTAAATTTTTGTGCGCTTGGTTCATTTTTCTTCCTCTTTTTTGGTGAGAGTAGCACGATCATATTTAATCCCACATTTTGGGCAGAAAAGTTCACTTAATCTTTTCCCCCAATTATCTCTTTCTCCAGGGCCATATATAATTGGTCCTGCTCCTGATAATCTAAACCCTTCTTCTCTTTCTTCAAGAGGTTCCTTACAAACTACGCAATGATATTTTGTTATCAACTTTTCCTCCATTTTTGTACTACGTATTTTACATAAATTATTTTTAATATTTTCTGATTGTTCTTTGGTAATACAAGAATGAAGTTGTTCTGTGTAGTCTAATGGCCATCCACAACGTATGCAATGAGTGGGCATTACTTTTCCTCACTTTTTTTATTAATCATATCTATTAATTTTTCACAAGTTTCTTTATTAAATCGGGAAATGTGAGCTTCTTCTTTAGGCAATGATAAAGCATCTTGCATCCATTGGTAAGCCTCTTTCCTAGTCATGCCATTATTTTTCCATAGAGTATCAAATGCTTCATGAGCTTTAATTCTAACTTTTTTAGTCTCCGCGTTAGCAGGAATTCCCATAGGCTTACCTGTCTTTTGATGGGCACCATGGGTTCCGTTACATTCCGGCCATTTGATACACCCATAGAATTTTCCATACATTCTAGATTCAAGGAGTCGCATAGGAGCGCCACATTCTCCGCATTTAACCTCTTCCTTCAAATTTTTTTCCTTTCTTAATTTTCACCGTTCCATCCCAAAAAGGAGCTATGAAATTACTCCAGTAGAATTCAGTTACAACCCCCATCCTAGATTCCCACCCACTTCCCAAATATCCGGTATACTCTACTATGAATGGCCAACAAGGAATATATCCTTTTGTACCAATTTTAATATCTTCAGTATTATTTGTATTTGGAGTATTCATCATTCACCTAAAGAAAAATCTATATATTCCTTTGTTATTTTTTCATTTATTTTTCTTTCCAAAATTCCTTTTAAATGGTTGAAATTTGTTATTATTCCTAAACAGTAATGTTGAATATCTATAGGTTGGTATATTCTAAATTCATGCCCCAAGTCCTCGCTTCGATACCTATATTCTGTTGGGACATGTTTAAAATATGTCGTAGAACTGCTACCAACTCCTTTGGAAAGAACTTTTTTTTGGAATAAATAAATATATTCTCCAAAAAAGGATACAAATTGATTAAGACTAAAACATATACAAGGTTTATCCCATTCAGAAATTTTATTTGGTTTTAATATATCAACTTTTTTATCAGAAGTATGTATTAATAAATCTTCCATCATATGGATTTTTTCCTCATTTTTATGATTACAGTTCTTTTCAACATTTTAGGAGGTTCTGGAGAATACGTATTACTTCCAAATGCTACTCTTTCTAAGAACCTAGCATCTTCAATACGATTGGCTAGGTATAGTTTATCAATAGCCATTCTTATCTCTGGACGCGGAATAGAATTCAATTTGTAGGTACAAGTAGAACAAATATAGGTAGCATACCTATCGGCCCCTTTTTCCTTCTTAGTGCATAGGCAGCAACTCACTTAGTTTCCTTGGGAACACGTGCTGCTTTCTTCATACTTTCTATCCAAAAAGTATTCCCCTCATTGGCTTTATTGAAAGTGTTTACCGCTTCTTCAAATTCTGCTGTTCCATTTAAATTATCATAGGCATCTTCATAAAGGTCTTCGCAAAATCTTTCTAATATATCTTCTGCATCAAGCGTGGGAATATTTTCTGTTTCGGCAATATAAACAAATTCTGGTAATTTTTCTATTTTATTACAATCTATTAAATCTTCCAAAGTAGCATAATAAGAATCATTGAATACTACAGGACCGTCCCAATTTTCTAACTTTTCAGCTTTATCCATTTGATCTTTATCCCTGCAATCATAACATTTCTCATTGAATATAAAGATGGTTTCTCCCCCACATTGTTTACAAACTCCCTTTTTGCAACAATTCTCTGCTACGTCATGGATATTTGGTTTTAAACAGATATTGCAATAGGATATATTCGTGGGATGACCATTTTTGGTAAATAATGGAATAGCGTTCATTTATTCCTCCATTATTTCTATTTTATTTAATTTTTGTCCATACCAATAATTAACGGTGGGATAATTGGGTTCTTCTTTTTGATGCTTTAATAATGATTCTGAAATTATTCCTAATATCTTGCCAATTTCTTTATAGCCCCTATATTCATATTTATTTATAGGAAGTATTCCTTTCTCATCTACATATATGGTCATTTTAAGCATGCTATCCCTCTACCATTTGTAATATAACCCTACAAACGGCTAATGAAAAAGTGGGGGCTTCTGCGGAAAATTTCCAAAAATCTTCGGGATCTAATCCCCCAGTCCCTGCAAAGAAATGCCCATCAGGGTATTTGATGATTTCTATATGGGGTACTTTATTGATTACATCTAAAGTATCTCTTATATCGGTTGAGGGAGACCAAAACTTAAAATGGGTACTACCTTGGGATGGCTCACATTTTCTTACGTCATATTCTTCTTTATTAACCATAAAGAAGGAGTCATATGTTCTTTCCCACCCCATTATTTTTTCTGCTATAAGTATGTCTAAATCTTTACCTGCAGGTATTTTATCATAGTCCATTTAATCCTCCATTATTTGGTGGGCGAGGAGGGAGTCGAACCCTCATGGTTTTTCAACCACTGGATTTTAAGTCCAGCGTGCATACCAATTCCACCACCCGCCCATTTTATCGGTGTCCCCGGACCCAGATCAGCCCCTTCAAGGTGACTAACCCGAAGGTTGGTTGTCATCCGGCTTAACCTACTGGGTCCGGGGAATCAAATTTTGTTTACCCCTACAAAGCCTCCGCCAATTTCTGAAGGTCTTCAATAGAAGACGCAGCCAGCTGCTCATTTTGTTTGCTAGCGATGATAGCAAGAATCTGCTGTTTCCGTTCCTTGTTGGCCCTAGCCGTTGCAGCAGCTTCGTTCTCGGCCAGTCGAATTTCAATGATATGTTTTACGATATCAAATTTTATCAGAGTAGCTTCATTGGCTTTTGCAGGTTTTACTACAAAGGATTCCGTTTCGGCTTCTTTTACCTGTTTGGAAAGTCCTCTGGCAATATCATCCAGATTGGCTCTATTCGTACTGGTTAATGGAAGATCCCATAAATCTTCTACATCGAGTTGTCCCATGGAGGTATCAAACCGAAGCTTGAGGCGAGACGCTTTTTCAAACATTTTGTTTCTCCTTTCTTTCAGAAGTTAATTTTGATGGTACGAGAAAAACTCCCTTTGACTCGACAGAGCACACTATTACGTTGTGTACTAGAAAAACCAATACCACTAAGTTGGTTATTAGATTCCTCCGTTTTCATCTTGGAACCTACAATTTCGAATACTTTTCTATTAGTATCAAATTCACTTTTGAGAAATTCATTGAAAAACCCACGGGCCTTTCCTTCATTTAAGCATCCATCTATCATAAAGAAGAAGTGTTTATTACCTACTGTTTTATCATCCCAATAATTAGGAGATAACATTAGAATGTTGACATTATGGAAAGTTTGAGTAGGAATTCCCCATACCTCCCTAACTGATTGGGAAGATGGCAGGGATTTGATTATTTCGATACCCTTGACATGTGAGTATTTAATTTCTGCAACTGTAATTGTTTCATTATGCTTGACTGGTTTATCATAAGTAAATCTATAAATAGTTCCTAACCAGTCCATTTCAACTTCAAATCCTACATTGGTTGATTCTCTCCTGTTATAGTTATGAACTAGTAAATAATAACTACCTTCGCACATTTTTCTCTTATCTGGATAAAATATATTCTCGACAGGTTCACGAGTAAATCCGCTTCCAGCATTCATATCTACATCAAGTTGTCCACCGCCTAGGGGGGAAGGTCCCTTATTACCAAAATATATTTCATTGCCTTTAGGCTCTTTCATATGGAGGTCTAAATCATCGTGGTTATGCCATGCTAATCGGTTGCACCAATCTCCAGAAACATTTCCCCCTGCCTTCTTTACTCTTTCTTTGATAGAGTCGGCCAATTCTCCGTTATAAGACCAACTAAAATTATTGGACCATTTAAATAGTCTTCCAGCAGTCGGATCTACTGGAGCTACCAAACTTACCAAATTCCCTGCATGACGATTTTCAAACATAACTTCGATTGAATTAACTTTAGGAATGATATCTGATATAAATTTATCAATGGTGACTTCCTCTATCTTATCAAGATTCTTCGTTTTCTCAGAAACTCCCCCGGAGATTTCATCAAATACATTATTAGTCATTTTCTTTCGTGATTCTCTATTAGCAAATATAATGTTATTTACTGTGATATCATTGATTGTTGCATACCTACGTTCAAGGGCCGAAGTGAGTCCCATTTCTTCAATCTTATTTTTGGCTTGTTCTATCATGGCCTTAGTAACGATGGCCGTGGGTCGTTTGTAATTCGTTGGGGCAACTTTTGATTCAAAGGAAGCCACAGCTATATCCATATCTTTTCCTTCGGAAAGATCTACCAAAAGAGTTCCAATAACGGTACTGCGTATGCGAGATATAGATGGTTGAATTTTTTTGATTTGAGACCATACGAAAGAATCTTTATCTTCGTGGGGTTTTAATTTATTGGTTCTTTTCTTTAACGTCATAAAACTTTCAACTACAAATTTATGTTCCTCTCCACGATACAGAGAATTCTGCGCTATCAACTCCAAGACGGTATCAAGAGATTCGTCGGTGATTTCTTCCAGACTACGAAGTAATACATCATGGGTTGCTCTGGAATCCGACAATTTAGGACCAATATCTATCTTTTTGCATACGTATTCCTCGGGGATATTGATAAAAAAGTGCTCCCAAGTTTTTACTTGATCCATTAATTGCTGGAAATTTTTATCTGTTCCAGCAGTACGCTCTGTATGAAAAAATACATTTTCGATAGGGAAAGTTTTAACCAAATTAGCCATAGCATCAGCAACAACTTGGTAATGTTCAACTCCTACCTGAACATCCCAAATACTTTCTATTTTTCCGTTGATAATGGCAACGGTATTACCTACAGCCCTAATAAATTGTTTACAACATTGGCAATCATGCTCTGTTCTCTCTCGATAGATGGGATTAGATCCATCAGGAAAACTCCCCAGATAGGTACTCCAGAGTAAATCCTTATCAACTTGTACACGAAATAAATCATGCTTTCTCATTTTATCAAATTGTTTGCTCACTGCTACTTTAAAATGGTTGAACATGCGCCCTCCTTTTAAAATCTTCTACTTAATACTACAGAAGTTTCATCGTTTTCACCCCTCTTCGGACTCCTTCTCCTTGAACTCCGTCCAAAATTTCTTTACGTCTGAAGTAGACCACCCTTTGTACTTTCGAAGGTATTTGGAAAGTCCTATCTTAAAATCATTATGACGAATTAAATCAATAAATTCATTTGGTGCGGATAAAATTACATCTACTACTTCTTTCATTTCTTTTGATAAACTAACATATTTTTCTAACATTTTTCTCGGATCTCTACCTAGCATTTCTTCCATCTCCGCAAAAGATAATTCCTCCCCAGTTCTTTTCAATGCTTTTTTCTTTTCAATCATATTAAGAAAATGTTGTCTAATATGATTTGATAATGCCGCTTCAAATGGACAACAAAGCCCATATTTCTTTTCTTCCTCAATTACTTCCATAAAACATACGAATCCTTCCCCCACTAAGTCTTCCATTTCTTGTTTGTTTGGTGAGAATTTAAAAGCCATTCCAAATATTATTCCTTTGTAATTAGTCCAGTCTCTCATTTTTTGCCCTCCTTTATATCTATCCAAAGTTTCATTAATCCTATGGTTTGTTTGGGGACTTTTGCCCCTGAGAAATCTATTTTGGTTCCGGTAAGAAAATCTGATAATAAACTAAGTGCTTTCATTTCATTTAGTAAAATATCTGAATCCTCTTGAGAAGATGACGCATCTATGGCCCCAGCAATTGCTGCTTTAAATCTTAAATCTTCGTCTGTAAGCATCCAATGATTTTTAGTTACCTCCATCGCTGCCTTAACTTTTGCTACCAAAGTAAATTTTTCTTTCGCCGCTTCTGATGCTTCTGTAACTGCAATCATAAATTTAACGTCCATTTTTGCCCCCCTTACTTTTGTATTCCTCCACTTCAATCATAATATGAGATAATATCTTTCCCCCAACTACTGATTTAATTTTGAGTGGCGTTTCTCCCAACCAAATTTCTAACTCTCCGTATTTGGCTGGAGGTGCTTTTTCTCCGCCAAATTCTTTTATTCTTTCTGAAAGAATATCTCTGAATTTAATTATTTTTAATTTCATTTATTTATCTTTTTGCTTCTTACTTCTAAAATTACAGAATGTACATTATAAAATATTTCATCTTTTTCCCATCTAATGGTTAGTCTATTTCCTTGTAAGGTCACTCCAAACATAGTTGCTATTTTGGATCTAAGCATTTCTAAAATAGGTTGAGCAAATTGCAATGTTTCATCGTCGTAAATATCTATGGATAATTCTTTATCTCTTTTCATTTTCCCTCCATTTAATTTCTTTTCTAATCCATTCCATTGATACGGGGGTATAGCCCGTCACCTCTACTGATACACAAATATGAATTCCTGCTTCAGGTACCTCCCCTCTATGAGTATTTCCGTGAGTATGCCCATGAATATTAATAATTCCTGGTTCATCTATGGGTTCATGGGATAGTGTCCAAAATTCTTCTTCAATAGTATTTTTAGAAACATCAAATAGTACAGGGCTTTTATATGCTTCAACCCCTCGTTTTTTCCAAAATGTAACTGTTCTTCTCCTATCATGATTTCCCATAATTAAAATAATTTTACCATTAAGAGCATCAATATATTCTTGATACTTTTCAGAACGGGATAGGGAAAAATCTCCTAAATGACAAACTGTATCCTCTGGTTTTACTATTTGATTCCAATTTCTTATGATAGTTTCGTCCATCTCATCTGAATTCTTAAAGGGGCGACCACAATATAAAACTATTGCAGAATGTCCGAAATGGCTGTCGCTAATAAACCAAATCATTATTTGCCCTCCATAGTAATTTGGTGGGTCCTCCCAGATTTGAACTGGGATAGCAGCGGTTATGAGCCGCTTTCTCTACCATTGAGATAAGGACCCTTTTCAAAACAGGGGCGTCGCACTCTATGATCTCTACTGTTAGATGGTGTTCGAAGGTTTTCTATTCTAACGTATTCTATATATCTTTTCTTTAGAATCATTTCCCCTCCGCTAACATTATTTTACGGGCGTCATTTTGTATCTTTTTTACAAATGTAGGAACGAACATCGTTTTCAAAACTTCGGTTTTCTCTATAACGTCTTGTAAAGATTTGATTCCTTTTTCATAGAGTTTCCGCGCTTTAACACCACCGATCCCTGGAATTTTTACGAGGGGGATCATTTCCTCCGGTATTCCGTATTGAATTCTGATCGGGAGGATCTTCCAAAACTCCCCACGATCCCATCTACCATGTCGAGAATCTATCAAGGATAGAGCTTGAACAAGACGATGGATATCATATTTAATTGTTCGGGCGTTCGCTTTCAAAACTCCTTCTAACTCGTTCCCTTGAAGAAGTCCGTAAGCTGCAAGAGAAAAATGAACGGCATCAGAGGCCATTAATCCCCGGTTACGGAGTTTCCACTTCATTTCGTCGGCTTCACTTTGAATTTCTCTAGGGATATATCCCCAGTCATTGTTTGGAGAATCCGTAAGTGCCCAAGAAATAGATAGATCGTCTATTATCGGTTTCGTATAAGACCATCCACAATATCCACAACATATTTTGGGCTCTGTTATAATATTTGGTAATTTACAAGCTGGACAAATATCGTTCGTCTTGGGAGTTCCAAATAATTGATTCCAATTTTTGTACCATGCATATATGGTATAGGGATCGTAGTATAACCATCCAGATACTTGCCCCAACCCCGTCAGAGTATAGTGAGTGCCTTTGTTGATTACCATTTCCATTTGTTCTAAATCATCTAGTAGACCTTTGGCATCGTGAATAGTAAATTCTTCTCCTTGAAAATAAGCAAGGGATCTTGAATACCAAATAAGTAAACTTTTTGGATCGGTTATTACTCTATTTTGAATTTCCGCCAAAACGTGAAATGCTAGAACTTGGTGGGTTTTCAAAACAGATAAAGTTGGACGGGGGTTTCTAAAAACCTCTTTCCACGTTTCTGTAGTTCCTTCTGGAATTATTAGATATACAAATCCTGAATCATCAATTCCGAAACGACCGGCGCGACCGGATTCCTGCAAAATATCTAATTCGTCCACTTCGGAAAGGCCCCTATGAACTCCCACTATAATTACGTTTCTGGCTGGTAAATTCCTCCCGTATGCCAAAGTGCTTGTTGAAATCAATACTCTTAATCCTCCTGATCTATTAGAAAAAGATGATTCTATACCGGACCTTTCTGTACTATCTAAATCTGCATTATGAAATATAGATTCTATGCCTTCATCTTTGAGTTTACTAACAATGTTCCTACCAGTTCCTTTATCATGAACGAATACGAGAAACTTTTCATTTGGTTTACTTTTAATTATATCAATAGTTAATTTTCTTTTTGCTTCTTGAGATGATTGGTAACTTTCTCCTCCAAATCTATTTCTTTCTATTTTGTATTCTACATAATGCATTTGTAATTGTACTGGTCTCCAAGTAGAAAATATAACTTTGGTTTCTTTTTGATTCAATTTTATTAGCCAAGCCCCTAATTGGTCTACATTAGGCATTGTAGCAGAAAGTAGTATCAATCTTGCTTTTTTGTTAATTGAGGTAAATCGCATAAGTCCTGTTTCGATTGCATGTCCACGAGTGGCCAGCCCAATAACATGAGATTCGTCCGTTACTACTAATCCAATATCTAATATCCAATCGTATTTTTCTGTTTCTGCTCTTCTAGTAACGGAGTCTAATAATTCAGAGGTACAGATTATTATATTTGCTGTTCTGGCTTCTAACATTTGTTTTTCTCTTTCGTTAGGACTCCAAAGTGTATCCCCAGTTAACATTAATATTTTTTTGTCAGGAAAACGAATTTTCCAATCCTCGAATTTTTCTGCAGAAAGGGATTTTAACGGTGAGGTGTATAAAACTTTCATATTTCCTAGTAAACATTCTTCCATAATTATCTCCGCAAGAATCGTCTTTCCGCTACTAGTATTTGCACCTACTGATATGTTGCAATCATCCCCTCTAAACGGGTACACTAAACTTTGAACGGGATTAAACTTTTCAAACTTGTAAGGGTATCCAGTAGTCGGGATTAATTCCATCCCCGGAGTGTCGGATACTACTGTTATGTTATCGTATTTACTGGGTTGATTTTGACGATCTCCTATAACCGTGAGTTCCCCTCCGTTTCCGTTTTCTACAGGGGCGTCGCACACTTTGATCGGGGTTTCGTCTTCATTTTCGTCAGCCCCCGGTTCTCTGATTTCTTCTTCGACTTCAATAAAAGTGGGATCATAGACCCAACCTTTTGATAGGATTTTCGCCTCCATCGTTTGATACCCTTTTGGAGATATTTCTCCCAAGACGTAGGCAAGTTGCCCGTCTGTTAAACTTTTGTACTTTTCCAATCCCGTGAGAAGATTTTCTGCAAACGTAGGGTTAGATGAAATCCTGACTGTTTCTTTTAATACGGATTTAACATATCCCCAGTCAATTATGGAAACGTTTGGGGCATCGTTCATGAAAAGTAAAATTCCTGCCATAATACGTTGGGCGACGGATTCCTTACTGGTGACTCTGTAAACTCTTTTCCCTTTGCCTAACGGTCTATCATCCCGACTGTTCCAGAGGACAAGTCGGATGGCATCTTCGCCAACTCCTCTTGTTTTATTTGTTCGTTTATCAACGCTAGAGTATACCATAATTTTAATTATTGGATGAGAAGTTTTCAATAAATATTGATACTCTTGGGATCTGGAGTTTTCGTATGGTTCTGCCCCTAAATCATATTTTTTGAATATTCCTTCTTCGAAATCTTCTTTGGATAACTCAATGTATTCAGTGGCCATTCTGGCCCTCCTTTAATTTCCCTAATATCTTTTGGTATTAGTATTATCAAATACTATACAAGCATCTGCTATGGAATCTAAAACAGTTATTTTTACTACCAATGTTCTGTTTATTTGTATTCTAGCCCATTTAATGGCTTCTTTTTTGGAAATTAAGAATTTTAATTTATTTATGCAAACATAATATTTCTTTTTTCTTTCCCCCACTTGAGAATATACTAAATATTCTATCATTTTTTCCTCCTTGTACTTTTAATAATTTCCACCTTTCGGTTGAATCGGGTTCCTACTGGCCAAATATCGCATTTTAATAAGCAATTTAAAAAATAATCTTCAACTTCTTCTTTTTCTTCAGGTTTTGTCAAAAACCCTTTTTCATTTACGGGATAGAAAAATAGACGATCATCTCCAATAAAATGTCTGGATATAAATTTCCCTGTTTTTGAAGGAATATAGGTTATCTTGAGAGTCCCATATTTTTTGGGGTAACGTTCTATTTCATTTATATCTTGATAATCATATGGAACTTGACTTATAGTACCTTCTACTTCAGATTGCCATGAAGGATCTTTTCTTTTTTTGTGCACTATAAACGAAGGTCTTTTCATATTCCCTCCTTTAACACTCCGTTGGAAACCAACTTTTTACTTTTTGAATCACATATGTTTCTTTTCTATTTGTAAATGTTTTTTCATACCATTCTTGTTTCTCCTTTGCTTCTTTTTCAGTTGAGAAAGCAGACATGACTATAAATTCTTTTCCTCTTCCTTTTATTTTCCACCATCCCACCAACCATATATCTCTTCTTTCTAATTTCATATTCTTCTTACTTAACGTCTGATCTTCTCAAAATTTCTTTAACCACTAATCCTAAAGCCAAAGTATTTCCTGCTAAATTTTCTATTGCACTTTCTAATCCTTCTAAGGATCTATCATATCCTCCCATTCCTTGAATAGCATCTACATCAGAAATAATTTCATCCGTCATGGCAATTAGTCCATTTTTACTTAAAGATTTAAGTATATTATTATTCATATTTATCTTAACCAAAGACATACGAATGAGGGATTATCATAAAACTTAGAACTGGTAGATGCTAATATTTTTCCAGTTTTATTATTACATCCAATAGACCAAATCCAATTTTCTGTATCAGCATCGCAATAATCTGCTCCTTCAGTAAATTGAGTAAGGATATAATCCCCCTCTTTTGTCTTCTTACAATGGGATAAATCAATACATTCTCCAGAGGTTAATTTTTCCGCCATTCTGAGATTACTTAGTCTACTCCACCTTGGGGCTATAGTTCTGTTCATAGGATTTTTTTTCATTTTACCCTCCTATAGTGGGGAACTCCATTTTTTATGATCAATTCTACTTTTTCCTTATTTACCAACTTTCCCATTACTGCTCCCCAAATAGATTTACTGAAAGTTCGAGGAGTTTTAACTCCTTTTCTAATACTTTCCATGGTAATACCCGGTCCTGAGTCGGGGAGGTTTTCCAAAATAGCATTTCCTAATGGGAATTTTTCCGATCTTTTTGCATACTTCTTTTTAGGTTTTTCTTCTTGAGATGGTTCGAATAATATTGCTACCCGGAGTAAAACGTCACTCAATTTTTCATAATGGTATTTATTTAATCCTACCATTAGTAAATAAATTGGAACTTTTATAATAGGATCAGATTTCTTTTCAATTGATATTTTCATGGTAAAAGTTCCTTTTCTAATTTCGCAATTGCTTGGTGAGCCTCTGTTTCTCTCTCCGCATAATTGGCTTTTCCCACATAAGATATGCTACCATGAGCAGTATGAACCAATTTGTTTATATCATCTTTATATTTTTGTAGAGAAATAAATTTTTCCTTTCTTTCTTCTTGGATTTCCCCTTTATCTTTTATTGCTCCTATTAATTCATTTGGCTGGATATAATACATTTTGCTATTATGTATTAATCGGACATTTCTCCATTCTGTAGTTGCTAAAATGAGAGCTTCTTGGAAACAATCTCCTACAGATACTCCAGGTTTAGCAGATAATTGAATATAAACTAATTCTGTATTTTTCATTTAACTCCCCCTATCATTTCTCTACTTTGAGCAAACTTAATAAGATTTTCAACTTCGTCTTTAGTCCAACGTTTCTTTGCACGATCTCCTAAATCAGTAGGATTTCCATGAAGCCATTTCTCCGCGAAGTATGAAGCGCAAGTGGATCCAAATCCTTTCTTGATAGAATCTTCATTTTTTAACGTTCTTCCGCAATTTCTACATTTCGGAGTTCTGTACAAAAGAAAGTCTTTAATATATTGTTTATCTGGTAAAGAACTTTGAACTTTCAATTTGGTAGACCCGCAATACATACAACGAATGTCTAATGGATTAGAACCAGATTTAAAATCTTTTCCGCACTTTTGACAAGAATATCTTTTCATAATATTTTTACCTCCTTGGAATTAAGTAGTTTACCCCATAAGTTCTTCCAACAATCTGAACAAACTTTCACTTTATTTAGTATTCCATCTTCTACCTCCATTTGAGCGTCTATTAATTTGACTTTATCAATTCCACATATGACGCATTTATTTTTTGTTGGATTTGCCATGCTAACCTCCTATTTCATCTCCTCCTGAATAGAATGTCTAGGAGAGAAGAAATCTTTCAATTTTCCAGTATTACGATCAAGATGTACTCTAATGCCAAATACATCGTGGGCAAAATCAAAATCCTCCGCATCTAAAAGATTAGATAGATGCATAGGGTTTCCATTACAATGGCAAGCAGCTATATCCATTTGAGCGTCCTTTTCGTCATACTGCCATCCTGCATTATCTGCCATTTTGACTGCTCGATGAGCTATCTTTTCAATGGTGGTTAAATCCTTTTTAGTAACTTTAAATGTAACGCTCATATTCCCCTCCTTTTAATTTGAGATAATGGAACGGGTTTGAAATACCTATCCCTTTCAATACCTAATCCAAACCTCCCTCTAAATTTGGTTAACTCTTTGAGGGAAAACATTCCTAATTCATCTTCAAACCCTTGAACTAACCCAAAAAAGTAAAAATCCTCCCCCTCTGCAGAACCCTCCGTTGCATACCAAGTCCAACTTCCTGTAGGATCGAAGAACTTTACCCAAACGGTGGGATCAGGATTATTTTCCTGACTGTATAATGGGGGCAACTTACTCAAAATTTCTTTTGTTAATAGTTTCATGGCCATTTTATTCCTCCTTTACGAATGATTATCTAACAATTCATAGCCATCATCTAAATACATACCTCGGTGCTCTCCGCATAGGTAGGCACGACGATGAATTTTCTTTGTTATCGGATCTCTTACAATCATGAGATGAACGTCATCGTCATAGTTTTCATGCTCTCCATTTCGGCAATCGGCACATCGTTTTTCTTTCATTTTCGTTACTCCACGTCGAACCATTTAAAGCAAGTTTGAAGTACGTGATCGTAATCCCCCGACGTAGCATCATCTTGAAATTCTTTAATTTGTTCTGGAGTTGCTCCTTCTCTTCGGAGTACTCTAATACATCTTCCGATGATACTGAAAGCGTTTCCATCTTCTCCGGTCAATTTGATCGTCGGTTTTGGCTCAAGCATTTTTCTCTCCTTTCTTCTTTTTAAATTCTTCTTTCAATTCATTTATTCTTTCTCTACTGGTTGCAAGTATGGGTTGTAAATCATTTACTAATTTCCATGCTTCTAACGTTTTTATATGGTATCTGTGATCTCCTATTATCAAAGTAATCCAATACTTTCTTTTTCTATCCTTTTTGTAGGCTTTGGCAGCTATCATGTCCTCTCCTTCACCACTAACCATATATCATGGGGTCCTTGGCCTATCCAAATTAAACATCCTTGTTCTCTTTTGCCTTTACGAATTGCTTCTTTTTTATGCTCAAAAGCCCCCAAAAATATTAAATTTTCCTGCCTCAATTCTTCTCTAACGAAAGGACAAGCGATCATGGATCCATCAATATAATGGTTCCCCGTTATATCCATTGGAATACTTTGGTTGCATCCTATGCAGGAATTTACCGGAATTCTCATTTTCCCTCCTCCTCCATCAGAAATATTCTCTTCTTCAACTCTTGATCACCATGATCCCCCACTACGTCTGGCGGTACGGAGAATGCTAGGAAGTCCCCAGGGGTATCTCCATCCCCCTGTCCCGGATAGCAAGGGGAACAGAGAGCACAACGAATTCCCCATTTTGATTGAACAACTTGAACAACATTACTATCCCACCGGACGATAGCGGAGTATTCTGATTCTTTATCAGGATTGAAAAATCCTTTATCATCTTTTTTGAATCCTATAAGATGAGTATCTGCGTCTATATCTCCACAATCGCATTCCCCTTTTGCTTGGTAATCTTTACAATTTGCTAAATGTTCTTCTAATGCCATATCAATTCCTGCCCATGCATCATCATCAATGAATTCTAAATTATTTAGTTGAAACACCCCTGTCGTTGCTACATTTGGGTCTACGTGAATTCCGTAATGATTCATTTTTACCTCCTTTACTTGTTATCAAATTTTGCCCATCCTATCGAGTTTCCATTATCATCCCAAAGAATGATAGTCTTTGGAAGTTTTATTCCTTCCTCTTCTATCTCATTGGCTTTGTTTTGAATCTGTAATAATACTTGGTTTAATGCCTTCGAATAGTTATCAACGAATGATGAATTTCCCGTCTGAATCTTAATTGTTATCATTTTTCTCCTCCCTTAAAGGTCCGTACCCCAATGGATTAAAATCTTTTGCCTTCCCTTTATCACATCTTGGACAAGGAAGTTCTAAATCATTAGGGAGGAATCCCACTATATATTTACAATGGGGACACTCCCAACGAAAGCAGAAAACGTTACTTGATGGTTTATTTGACATTATTTTCTTCTCTTTGGTTGAATAGCATCTGCCACTAAATCAGATGGAGCATAAATCCATTTTCTTCCCCCAGTGTCGATTCTGTTAAAGGGAATACCTTTACATTCCCTTATAGTTTCGGCACATCTGTTTTCTACCGCGTGAATGAGAGCAGTAATTCCGTTCCGAAGTTTTTTTTCCATCGCAGGAGTAATGCGAATATCTTTGCGAATAAAATCTACTAATTCTTTTTCTTCCTTTAATTTTATCATTTATAGAACCTCCGTTAGAATACGCCAGGATTTGAGAGTGCGTTCTTCATTGAATATAGCCTCAATTGGAATACCAATTAGTTTCTGCGTTTTATTCACTTTGGCTTCGAAAAGGGTCCTGTCGATAAATCGCATTACCTTATCAAATGATTTACTTCTGTCGTCCTCTGTCCACTTTGTATGCTCAGTCCACTTTATCAGGGAAGGACTCCAGGTACATTCACTAGTACAAACCCCCCATCCTTGCCCACTTAGAGTTATATGAACCCCAAGCATTGCATCTTGGTACCCCCCAATACCTACGTCAAACTGACCAATTTTTCCCAATTCCTTGTACTCTGTCATTTACGCTACCTCCTCTTTTGCTTTTTCTTCTGGTTTAATAATATGATCAAACGCTTTCTGCGCTTTACTTGCGGCAGAAATGACCAAGTTGGGTTCTTCCTTCAACCTTTTCATCCAACTTTGGATATAAGCAATTGAATTTTCAAACGGAGATTTAATTCCTACCTTGCTATATAGAAATACAGATCCTATTTCTGCTATTAATTCCTCCTTGCTATAGTCAGGAGAACCAAACGGAGGAAAAGTATCTCGATCAAATCCATCTCTATCGGCTCTATTTGGGTGTCCCGTAGAATGTACCATTTCATGAAAAAGAACTTCATAATAATATTCAGAAGATTCAAACGTTTTCATATCAGGCATATAGATTACATCTGTACGAGGGGCATATGCAGCCCGATCCGATTGAAATATTTTGGGTTTATCAGAGTATCCTTCCACCACTTTTTCACATTCTTCAATAGGGTTAATAATCCTGGATAATGTTGGAGGAATCTTACTTTCAATTCCCTCGCAATCTTCTACATTAAATACCTTGTAATATCTAAGCATAGGGACCGTTTTCAATCCATCCTTACTATTTTCATCTAAGTATTCCAAACTTTTGAAATAGACTACCATTGCTCCTTGCGTTCCCTTTTTTACATTTCCTCCTAAATTTGACACTTGTGTATACGTTGCCCAATATGGACTACTTTTTCCTTCTAATGTTAGAAGAATCACGTTGATACCTCTATAATCCTTTTTACTAATCAAATTCTTGGGAGAGGAAATGGCCCAAGGCTTATGCCAGGGGACAACTCCCTTTTCAAGTTGATCTATAATTTTTTGGGCGATAATTTCATTCACATGCATTATCGTACCTCCTTTAATGGAAGGATAGAATCACACCAAGCGGTATCTTTAGGAAATGTATGTTCATAATATTTGATGTTACCCTTTTTTACATCTTTCCAATATTGTTCATATCTTTTCGCAGTATCAAAGTAAGAATTCCCTGGAGGATGTGTTTTAAATAATGGTTCTGTAACTCCCATAGCAGAACATTTTAATATTTTCAAATCTATTGAGGGTCTTTCTAACTGAAATTTAATTGCCTTTTCTAAATTAAAAAAAGCAATCAATTTTGACCTTCTATCTTTAGAAATTCTCCCAATTCGATAAATCTTTTTCCAACCTCTTGGAGCATAGCAAGAAGTTAATCTACCTCCTTCAACCCGAACAACTTTGTATACTATTCTGGATTCTCCTTCAGCCATTTTCTTCTCCTTTCATCTCTTTGTAGGTTAACCCAATCTCTTGGCAAGCCTTCTTTTCCTTTTCATAATGCCCTTCTCCTCCAAGAAGTTTGTCGAATAAGTTATCCCACATCCTACCAGTCGCCTCCAACACTTCAATATCAGTTTCTTCGATTTCCATTTATGTCCCCTTCCTTTTCAAAACATACCCCATCCATCCTGCTTGCCAAAATAAATACTTCCCCGTTCCTAAAAGGAAATTGACGGCTTCCAAATTATGGAAATATCCTATTAATCCATCCATATCAATAAATTTATTAGAAGTTGCTAATGCTTCTTCTTCAGTATTTATTTTTTTCATCTAAATTCCTCCACTTTTTTGGATGATGTATTAAAATACTCTAATCTTTCATTATCACATCCTAATGCCCATAAATCATAATTTACATTTTTAATTCTATTCCCTAGTACTTTGGAGTGACCAAATATTTGAGGAATGTCATAAAATTTTTCATCTCTGTAATCCGCCCAAAATATTCCTCCAAAAGGATCTCTTCCACCACGGCAACGCGGAATATTGAATATAACGCTTCCTTTCTTCCTACTTTTTAAAAACTCATTCCATTCCGCTATCAATATTTCAGATACGGAATTTTCTTTCATTGCTCCTTTTATAAAACGTTGAGAAAGCCCCTCAGAAATTCCACCATGGGTAATTACAAATCCATCTACTTCTGTTACAGGAACAAATCGGTCAATAAACTCCTCATAAATTTCATTTAATCCTTTAGTCATATGATAATTATATCCAGAACACATAAACGGAGAATTGGTGAGATAGTGAATATCATGATTTCCCAAAAGTAATATGGCATCTGATTCTATTACTTTTTTCAAGGTATACAATATTTCTTCGTCTGAAGCATTAAAAGAATCCACATAATCCCCGGTGAAAATATGAGTTTCCTCAGGTTTATATTTCAAAAACTTTTCTACTTTTGATAGCCTTCCGTGAACATCGCCAATTACTAATGCCATTATTTCCTCCTTGTTTCTCGGAATAATTCAATTAGAAATGCATATGCTTCCCTATAGATTCCAGGATGTTTATCTTCACTGGGACCGGCTACGTTCAAAATATAAATCCCTTGGGCAAGAATCCAATCTTTAGCGGAGGTAAAGGGAAGGGGCATTCCATTAGGAAACGCTTCATTGTAAGGGACCATTATATAAGGTTTTTCCCAAGTTTTAAGAATTGTTAAGGTCAACTCCGTTCCTCTTGAATACTTTCCATCGGTATAAATTAATGTTCCGTCAGAATCCTCAACGTTTAATCTTGTTCGTGGAGGATAAGTAGCAGAAATAGTTTCCATCAATTTATACTTAGCAGGAATAACTCCATCTTTCGCTGTCCTCCCCTTTGGGCACCAACCTCCGTGGGGTATACCTAGTTCTATGGCGGCATCGAGTGCTGCCCTATCGACGCCCACTTGTCCACCACTGATCACTTTTTCAAGCATTATTTTTCTCCTTCATAAACTGGTAAATAGTTACTCCACTTTTTTCTTTCCACCCTAATCGTCGGGCGTGGGATCTTACACACCCCTGGGTACAGTATCCAGCAATCTCCGTACTGGAATCCCTAAAGTTATATTGAAATCCACAACCTTTACAAGTATTCGTTGGATGTTCAAGCATGGCTACCTCCCCTCTTCATCGGTTTCTGATTTCCAATCTTATGTAAACCACATCTAAATACGGGATCCAGTGTAGTGGTATACCATTCCCCTCGGTACTTGAATGCCCACTGATCAGCCCCCGGAGACACTGGCCTACCTGTACGAGTTACAACCTCCTTCAGTTCCCCATTCTCACCGTAAATGGCGATGGGCATATTTTCTAATCTTGTTGGTTCATTCCATTCCCCCTTGGTAACCAAACGGGATTTTGGTAGGGAAACTTTGAATTTCTTTTCCGGTTGGCCGTAAATCTTAGGAACAGCGATTTCTGGCATGAAGGCCCCCTTTATTAAGATTTGAATTCATATACTTCTACAATTTCAGAACTATTGTATTCTACTTCACTAAAAGGAAAACCATTGTTTTCAAATTTTTCTCTCGCTTCTATTTCAGAATTTGCTTCTACCTCAACGCTTTTCCTTTCATCCCAAACAATGGTAAATTTCATTATTTTTCTCCTTTGATAATATTTTTCATATCCTTAGCATAATCAGGCATTTCCTTTTCCAATTCTGCAGTAGCGTCCCTATACCTACATTTATGGCCATCTGACCATGGTAGTCCCGTTGGATACTCTATGGACATAACTTCCATTCCACAATTGGGGTCGGTACATTTCCACCATTTATATTCTTTTGTCATATATTCCCTTCTTTGCGTCAGATATGGTATCTTTGATAGATTCTATTAATTCTTTATCTTGGTTTGGGTACACGTCCGTCTCTATACGATGCAAAGCATCTTCAAGTAATTTCAACATCGTTGGAGCCTCTTTAATCAAATTGGAATACTTATCAAAAAGTGGATTTCTCTTGTTTCCCTCTTCATAGGGTTGAAAACTAACTTTAGCAATTCTTTCTCCCTTGTTATCATTAATTCCATGTCCGTCAAATCTCCAAGGGGCATTATATTCATTACTCATTTTTTCTCTCCCTTTTCAGGGGCGTCGCACCCCTTGGCCGATTCCTCATCAGCAGAATACTTTCTGAATTGACTCATTTTGAACGTAGTTATTTCAACTTTATACCAAATAAATATAGAGAATGCTTCATCGCATCCACCAATTTCATTATCACAACGAACTATTTTTGTTTCCCCGTGGTCTCCCCCTACCCTTTGTTCTACCCCACAATATGGGCATTCTATTTTTTTGTATAAAATAGTCATGATTTTTCCTCCACATTACAGGCTGAACAAGGGCAATCGGATGTTAGAATGATTGTTCCATCCTTTACAAAACCTTCCCAACATTCCGGGCAAAGAGTTTGGTCAGCCCTAGTTTCACTTTGATATTTTTCAACGTAATGCATATAATTATAATCTTGAGTTTTCTTCCCACACTCATCACATTCAAATTCTGGAATTCCTGGATCATTCAAATTAGTAGGCATTTATTTATCCTCCTTGTTTTTAATTGGGCAACATAATGCTATTGCTTCTCCGCTTACAAACATTTCATTTTGTTGGGGGTCAGTTTTTACTTCCATTTCCATTCTACATATAACGCAAACAGAAATTTGCCAAGTAATTCTACCTTGGAATCTATCCATTATATGCCCCCGAAACTTTGCGGCTTCTCTTGCATAAGTTCGGAGGGTAGATATTTTCATTTATTCTCCTTTTGAATATGATGGTCAGGAGCAACCCTATCTCCCAAAAAGTTGTTATCCATTCTGTTGATAATATCTTCATTACTTTCTTGAACGAAAGGAACATTATCAGTAACCCATACTCCTTGCATAGTTTGTTCCTCTTTGGATTCCTCATATTCCCCACATCCTAACAACATAGGTATGACGATTAACAATGTTAATTTTTTCATATTCCCTCCCCCTTGAAATTCTTTTGTTCATGATAATGATCTATCACTGATTTGGCTTCCCCTAAAGCATTCTTTTCAGGATCTCCGTAGAATCCCCAGCAAGAATCTACGTGTTCCCCATCTTTTTCAATTACATACCCATAAATATTTCCTGTTAGATAGTTATCATATTCTTCTACTTCTGCTTTCAATTGTTTAAGTACTTCATTAATTAATTTTTTGGTAATACGTTTAGCATTAAAATTCTTTTTAATATCTTCATATCTAACAAAGATATATCCTACTTGGCCAGAATCCCATGGGCAACTAAATCCGGTAGTATTCATAGTAATTCCAGAATGATCGTACAAGTAGAGTGGTAGGGAAAGTACGTCTTTTCTCTTGATCAAATCTTCTATTTCTTGAATACAATATCCGTGTCGATCTCCCAACTGATACTTACGATGCCAACAATACATGGCACCAAGATTGTCCCATTCCCGAGGGGAAGTAGGATTAACATCTTGGTAAATTTGAATATCAAAACCTTTGTATTTCTCTTGATAAATAGAGTTATTTTTCATTTCTTTTTTGCCCCCCAGTAGATTTTGATGTTGGTGATACCCAGGGGGTTGGAACCGTTTTACACCCACAGACCACGCATCGCTTCGGGTAAAATGGAACTGCTGCAAGGGATACTCCCATTGTTACACACGCCCCTAAGAACGTCCCCATTCCAACTATTCTCTTATGTCCGGTAACTTTTTCACAATTCTTGCAATATTCTTGTATCATCTTTTCGCCGCCTTTCCTGTTACCTTCATGGTGTATTTCTCCCCCACCCAGGTAACTTTGGTATCCAATCCCGATGAGAATCCTACGTGGTATCCTACGGAGAATGCTAACATAGCAAATAATAGGGCTACTGCTAATGTTCCTAAATAATCCATTAACTTGTTCAATATTTTCCAGAAAGTTTCCATTAGGTTCTCCTTTTGATAGGATTTCTTTCCCAAATTATCATTGATAATGCGAATTCTTCCATATCTATACCTTTGTGCTTATTCATTTCATAATTGAATTTGAATATTTTTTGCACTGTTTGAACCCTTCGCCCTTTCGCCCATTCTAATAATTCAGGAGAATCCATAATTGTTTTTCCTGATTTGGAGGTAACAAAGTGAAAGGGATAAAAATACCACTTACTTCCCAAATTTCCCGAGTGGTGCCATGCTTCCTTCGTAATTTTAAAGATGGGGCTTTCTGTTACATAGTCCCCATCAAAACTCATACAGATCAACTTTCTCATGATACCTCCTTCTCCCCTTTACTTAGCAGGGTGTTTTGTTCCCTCAAAATCCATATGAATTACATTTAAATCGTGCCTATTACACCATACTTGAATTCCCTTTGCTGTCCATCCTGCTTGAGTTCGAGACCATTCCATTGGGGATACCCCATCGGGAATTTCCTCCAAGCACTTCTTACAATGAAGATATGCACCAATTTCATTCGGAATAACTTTTTTCATGTTCTCCCCTCCTTTCATTTATGCCAGGCTATTTCACTATCTTCTTGAGTCATTCTCTTGCTTCCCTTCGGGAGTTTGTCTAAACCAAATGGGCAGGAAAGTTCTGGAACGTGTTCTTCTCCGTTGTATCGAAAGACGACCCAACACCCCCACATACCTATGGGTTTACGAACGAACGTATGGAGAATGGGGTGGGTTTTCCCACATTTGGAACATTTGAAGGGTTCCTCCCAATTTGCTCCAAATTTACAAGTTCCGTCAGTAGGAAACTCAATTTCCTTTCTACCTGGGATTGTTTTATATACCTCAATATGTACCCCGCTCTTATCTACCTTTCCTCTGAACTGAAGTAGGGAACTCATATCAATACCACCGTTTCTTCCCCATTTTCCGGGTCTTTTCCTTCCTCTGGAACGGTGAATTTATTATGATATTCTGACCACTCTACCTTGCAAGATTCTACTCCAAGAATTGATCCTGCTATAGTAGTTCTCCAGTAATCCCCTGAAGGATAAGCCATTCTCACGGGCAAATCTTCATCAAATTCTTCCAACTTCCTAATTAATTCTCTTACTGTCATCGTACCCTCCTTACCAACATAGTTGGCTTTGCAGGTTCCTCTTCAATTGGTTCAAATACGGCCCCAAGCTGCTCAGTTATCCAAAGCGGTTCTCTACTATTTTCATATAACCATTTGTTAGTCATAAACGATTTCCCAGCAGAAAAAAGTAAATTAACTATTTTGAGCACTTCGTAATTTCCTTCGGGGAAATTGGCTATTGGTGGCGTAGTAACGCGACCAATTACCTTCAACCCAAAGTATTCTGCTGGTGTCATTTATTCAACATCTCCTTCAATTTCTCTTGAACATATTCCAAATGCCCTCCACTTTCTGCTCCGTGCTCAATTCTACAATTCACTTCTGAGTAAATATCTCTGATAGATTGCCTTATAGACGATATTTGTTTTTCTGCGCTATCTAATACATCCTCCATGATCCCCATAACAGTAGAGGGACTATTGATTAATGCCTGAGCCGTCAATTTAAGAACTTCATCCTTGGCCATATCTACTTTCATTTGTTCATCCTTCTCAGAAGTGGATTTAACCATTCCTTGTAAGGTTTCATTTTGACCTCAAACTTGGGATCGGTGAAATGTATACCATTACAATATTGACGATTACCATCTAAATGAGCACAAACTGTATACGTATCAAGTAGCCTTTTTGACCCAGGAATATCATATCCCTCCACTGATATAGGATACCCACACTTATGGCAAACCTTTACTCCGATGACTCGGTCAACTATGTATTCTTTGCTCATTATATCGCCACCTCCATGATGGCCATGTAGCCGTTCATTTTTGTTGCCCAATATTCCTCCGCTTCCTCTCTGGTGGAAAATAGTTTGGCAGATCCGTCTTTATCACTAACCACAACGGCATCACTTCCGTTCAACTCAAACCAATTGACGATGATAAAGGTTCCTTTCTTAATGGTACTACCAGGATTTTGAAGTTCCTGATGATCTTTCTCACACAGAATGGCAATAATCCCTGATTCTGATTTATATAAATATCCAAAATTATACTTTTCCCCTTCCCCCAATTCTATTTCGCATTGATCACAAAATATTTTCTCTTCTGGATTAAGCTCAAATTTTCCAATTAACATAAATTTGGTGAAATTATCTCCTAATATATGTATCATTCCCCGTCCTCCTTTATTGGGTGATCTCCTTGACATTCTACACAAAGTCCCCATGCCCAATACTTAGGAAATACCTCATTGAATATAGATTTTCCGCAACAACCGCAATGACCCCATCCTTGAAGTTCATTTGGGGAGTAGAAAGGAAGATCGAATTTTTTGATAACAGATCGAACAATGGTAATGAGTAATCCTTTTAATTTGGGGAAATTAATTTGGTCGTGGGAATTTAGAACGTAAGGACGTACAGCAAAGTTTTTTCTCGTCACAGTCTTGCTCTCGGTCATCGCGCCCTCCTTGATGTTTGAAGCGTATTGCTTATCTACCTATCAATTTTGATTTCTCCTCCTTCCTTATTCAACAATTCATACAGTTCTAACTACTGTGATAGCCTTACAATCAGGAATAGTACTTACTTCATCAAATACGACATTCGACCCCAACTCTAAATCCATTATTTTATCCACTTCGCTACTTGAAAAGTCGGACAATCGAATGAGATCAAGTAAAGATAAGTCATCATTTTTATCAACACCATCCGTAATTGTAAATCTTCTCATTTTTCCTCCTTTCTTCAGAAAAGGGTGGCGGGGCCTGGGGTTAGTTATCCAGGTTTCGGGGTGGGCGTGATCTCCACCACAACACCCCGCCACCCTATCTAAATTAGGCGACCTTTGTGAACTTGTCCCCGTCCTTGGTCATGTAACCCATCCCGACCAGGAACTGCACCGCGAACTGAGCCACCGCCTTGGCTTCCTTCGGGTTGTTGGCCTTCTCGCTGGCCTTCTTCGTGGCGTAGAGAGAGTTGGCTCCGTCCACGATCTCCACCATCGTCAGAGGAGCCGTCATCCCCTTGATGAATTCGGTGGTGGCGTCCGCACGGCTGTATCCCGGAGTCAGACCCGCAGCCTTGGCCGCAGCCTTGGCCGCCTTCTCCGCTTCACGAGCCGCCTTGATCTCATCCTTCAACTTCTTCTCCTGAGCCTTCAGTGCCGCGACCTGCGCTTTGATTTCTTCCTTCGTCATGATTTCGCCCTCCTTCGGGGTGGGTTCCTTGGTCCCTTGAACCAAGGTCAGGTTGGATTTCATTGAACGCTCTGCTTTCGCCATACATTCCCTCCGTTCAAACATTTAATTTGTTTTGGGAATGCTCTGTCCCGGATCTAAAGTCATGAATTTGGCTCCGGGGAAATCCCTTTCGTACCAATACATCTTTCCGATAAGACAGATTTCATTTCCCTGAGTATGAATCACCCGATACTTCCTACCTCCTTTCGGCATACCGATGATCCGGTGCGCTCCCTTGATATCCTCTACTTCCTTGGGAAATGCCTTCTTTGTCGTAGTTCCCATTTTTCCTCCTTTCCAGTTAGATGTTCGCTCCTTAACTACTACTACAGGAAAACGATCAACTTCACCTTTTTAATTTTCTCACCTCCCCTCTCCAAGATTGGCTCGTATTACACTTTCATCCTTCTTACTAATCTACCAACGGACTTTCAAACCATACGTGCCGAACCCCATGAAAGGTCCTCGGCTTTGGTAGAATAACCACTAAATCATGATTAGGGGATTCATCTTCCGGCTGGAATTGAATCTTTACGGAGATACTTGTTTGATCTTGTCCGGCTAATGTAGCTGATACGATTTTGGTATAATTCATTTCCACTCCTTTCCCGTTATGCTTTTTATTTCTTCTAAACAAAACCTTTTCTCCTCATTATTTATTGCCCAAGATAATTCTCTGTATACGTGACTTAAAATATCCCAAGCACTTGAATCTTTTTTCAAATTTTGGATAGCCTCTTGAATCTTTTCTTTTATCTCTTGGTTTTGTTTTTCGGTCATTTATTAATTTCCTCACTTTTCATTAAAAATTCACTTTTGCCCCAATTGCCGTGTTATGTACCACAAAATTGATTTCTACTCCGATAGTAACAATTTGCCAGATTCTTCGGTAAGGATTAGGAAGTAATCTTGTTATGATAGTATTACCTATCAAACTCCCCAAAAAGTAAGCATCTACACGATCTTTGCTAGGATGTTCCGATAACATAGGATTCTTTTCATAAAAATCCTTCGGATTGTCTATGGCATTACGAGTTTGTCTCCAATCCAAAATAATAGTAGTAGCCGCAACTCCTTGAAATGCCCAATCTGTCTTGGACATAGGTTCGGCATTTGCCGGTACGGAAATGAAAGTAGCCAATAAAATAGCAGGTATAGTTTTTTTCAGTTTCATTTTATTCCTTTCAGTTTATAGTTGGGAACACTCTAGCCCAATTGATCGTACCAGAAATCCCAAATCTCTCGATAGCCATAGGGTAACTTTCCAAATGTAATTGTAACCGGCCATTCTCTCGCACAAGTACGAATAAGAAGAAATCACAACTTTCGTACCCATGAAAACAAAACCTTCCCCTTCTCCTTGGACCTCGGGAGTGTGTCGATTTATGCCACTCTTTCGTCGCTTTGACCTCTACCTTGGTCCCGTCCCGTAGGATCAAATCAGCCCCGTCCTCGTTTAAAACAGGGGTACTTCCGAAACAGGCTTCGAGGTAGGAATATACCTCTGGGGCCTGTTCGGTCCAATGCTCGTACCTACTTGGTCGATACGAACGATGAGGAGTTTCCATATTTGCCTCCTTTATGATTACCTCCCCACCCCAATGGACTCCGTTTTCATCCACAGGGAGTAACCGGGGATGGTCATCTTGGGCATCGCCATATCGACCAAGGGACGCTTGATCGTAAAAACTTTGCGGATCAATTTGTATCTGACGCTCCCGTTCTCCGGGGTGGGCGTTTCGTCCTCTTTCAGTTCGACCATCTTGACTACCTTCACCATCTTGAACTTTCCCATCTTCTACCTCCTTTTGGGTTAACGTTCGTTGGGACCCATCGCCTCTTGAATTCCCTCGGAGAGTTGGGCTTTCCTCTCCGCGTTGATGGCTTTGTAATCGTATCCCGGATTTTTCGTATCCATGTAGTGAAGCAGCCACAGGAAGGGATTTGTCTCCCATTTCTTCAAAAACTCTCCTACGATTTCCATCCTTTCCAAAGTGCGAATGAATCCCTCCCTTGTATCTACGGAAGTTCCCAAAAATCTAGAATGACCCGTACCTCCCCCATTAATACGAAGGGAATACCTATTTGGTTCTTGCCCTTCATATACTAACCAGTTGAAATACGCCGTGGAACTATTTACTTGGTTTACAAAAGTATCAAATTTCACTAGAATTGATTTCTTTTTGTTCCAGAAGAAATACAAATACTCCTGAACAGGTTCATCCTCGTACCCCCTCCCCATAAATGGGATCGTAAGAACTTTTTCAAACCCATTCATGATTAAAATAGCACTGAACTCTCCGATTTCCATTCCATAGTAGGTATCATTGAATTCTTTGAGAAGTTTTCTTTTATGTTTATTAACATTCAAAGCGATTAACATACCAAGACCGACGGTTTTCTCATCATTATGAGAATCTTTTTTAGAAATTTTCTCCGCCATATCCAGAGGATCGGCAGCAAGCAATTCGTCTAACAAGTCTCTATCGTCCATTCCTTTCTCTCCTCGTTAAATGTTCGCTCCTACAGGATCTTCTCCATTTCCATAATACCGATCAATCCAAGTCGATTTCGGCTTCTGAGGATGACATGTGGTTCCATACACTCTACCTCGGCCATAGTACCGAACAGGGGTACCAACTTCCAGATACGCTTTACATTCCTTACAAAAGGCCGGAAACTTCAACCGGATTTTCACCATTGCTTTCCTCCCCTGTGGATTTGATGAACAGGATAGCATTATGAAATTGCTTCAGAAATCTTTTTGCTTGCTTGGAATTCATCTTTGGGGATCGGACATTGGTAAATATTACAAATCTCCCCTTGGTAAATCGGTTGAGGATGACTTCTTGAGTGCTATTCATTTTACTTTTTTCTCCCTCTTTTCAATTCTGGCAACCTTGGCCAAAAGTTGCTTCACCACTCCAGGCTGCTTGTTAGAACGAGCAATCCTTATCTGATCTCCTAATTCAGTAAGCACCCTTGCATTTTTCTCCCTCAAAGTTTCTTCCATCACCTTACCTCCCTTTTTCTTTTGGTAATTCCGTCTTCCCAGTGATATGATAATAAAGAAGAAAATCAAACGCTTCCCTTTGAAGGTTGAACGTACCAATAATCCGATCCGTTTCCCATACCTGGGGAGCGTTGGGGAAGAGTTGCCTCATCTCCCCCTCCGCTATCACCCAGGGTTTGTGGACACGGGAACCTTCATATTTGATTTTGATCATCCCGTTTCCTCCATCAACGGAGGACACGGTTGGAGCAGATTCTCGATGCATTGGGGGCAAGTCTTGGTATCGTCCCCCAACTCCGCGATGTAACACTTCCGGCATTCCACGCACCGTTTGATTTTCCCTTCTTCCTTGCTCTTGTGGGAAATCTTCTTGTAACCCATCTCCATTCTCCTTTCTTTCTCTTGGGGCCTCTTTACGAGACCAAGTTGTAAGGGAGCGTGAACAACCAACCGCTCTCCTCAACGACTGCGTACCACATTCCGTACCTACGATTCCAAAACTTGAGGATGACGTTAAATTTCGTTTTCATTTGGCTCACCCCCTTACTTTTGGAAAGATTCCAAAATCTTTCTCGCCTCTTCCCCCAAACGGAAATTCTCTTGGATAATTTGAAGACATTTGTCACAAGTCGGACTCTTGGAAAATTGAGGGGTTGAAAATCTCTTACCACAAGTCGCCTTGAACGTCTTTTGATTCTCAACGGCGAATGGGATCACTTCCTTGAAAACTTTAAATGTTTCTGAGAAATGAGTATCCATTCTGATCTCCTTAATCCCGGTCAGCGTATTTTGCTGCCCAACGTGCCCAACCGTCACGGTGTTTCCTCTCTTCCCTTGGGGAACGTTCGCGTATGATTCTGTTCCCCTCTGCCGATACCTCATGGTGGCAGGTCCTACCCTGGGACCCCTCTTGTTTGCGAATCCTACGCAATTCTCCCTTGGTCATTTCCCTTCTCCTTGGTCCTTGTCTTTTTCGATCCGATTCTCCAACGAATGATATTCTTCGTAAACTTTCCAATACAACTCGGTGGTCCACCAATTTCCCTTTTCATCTTGGGGCTGGAAAAGCCCCGCTTTGGAAAGAACGTAGAGAACTTCATTCACATCCTCTAAACCGAACAGAGGCTTTTCCACGCAATCTTGAAATACTTCGGGGATAAAGTCCATTTCTACGTCGCTTTCTTCGTAGGAATCGTGAAAGATAATTCCTATGATCTGATCTACTTTTTTCTTATCCATTTTATTTCACCCCCTTTCATTTATGACGTATCTACCTACCTACCTGCAACCATCGTTCCGGTAGAGGTTCCCTTTTGGAAAAGAAACCCCTCGTCGCAAAGATGGTTATATTTAATCTTCCGTCCATCCCATCTCCCCGGTTCCGGGCCACACCGTTCATTTCTCCTTTCTTTCTTCCTCCAATGGAGTTATTTCCGGTTCCCCATTTTCTTCGGCTTTACTTCCTTCCAAATTGTAAAGATTAGTAACTACCGAATCCAAATTACTTTTCGCCGTAGTCGATCCATTACTACTTAGTCCTAACGATGTATGGCAATGAGAAGGTCCACATCTGGATTGGCGTCGAATCGCGCTTGATACCGATTTGGACGGGGATTTTACGATCTCCGTCCAATAATTCGTTTTCCCCAAACTAGCCGTAAATCCCATCGTCTTTACTACATCCTCTTTTCTTGGTTCGCAATCTCCACAAACTCTAAACTTCCTCCCGATATGTTTGGGATGTTTATCGCTAAATTCGCTTCCACATTCTTTACAAATGATTAACATTTTGGTTCCCTTTTTCCTATCGGGTTAAAGAACCAAGAATAACTTCTCCTAAATAACCATGGTAATCGCCCTCGGAATCTTTTTCCGTTCCGACGAAAAACCATACATCTCCCTCCGGGGAAAAGGAGTAGGATTCATTTTCGTCCCCTTCGTCCTCCTTAAAACCCTTTATTTCGAGAACGATAACGAGATCATTACGACTTTCGGCCCATTCCGGATTTAAGTCCCCGCGAAGAACATTTCGAAGGTTAACGGCGTAGTCCACTGCGATTTCCGCCGAGGAAAAAGTCCCTACCATAAAATTTTTATTACCATTATAAAGATTTACGGAGAAAACGGAATTGAAATGCTTTCGTTCGTTTAGGAAATCTACCAAATCCGTTTCGGAGTTTTCTTTCTTTTCAAAATTAACTTTTACTTTTACTTTTTCCATCTCATTCCCCTCCGTTTTAGTATGAACCAAAAGTTTTTTTTCTCCCCTTAACATTGATAGCAGATTCCGTTCGCGTCCAATTCGGCCTTCCGTTTACATTTGGGGCAAAAAGAGTATTCGATACCTACCTCGCCATTCTCTCGGGAATCCTCCCCGGATTCCAGTTTCTCCTCTAACTCGCGGATTTTCATTTCTAATTCTTCGATTTCCATTTGGAGCGTTTTACTTTTCGGTGGTTCCATTTTCTTTTTCCTCTTTTTTGATTCCACAGCGAAGGATAAAACTTTCGAAATCAGACGAAGGATTTTCTACGGAATAAATCAGTTTTCCGTTCCGGTAAAAACTGAATTTTTCTCCTACTTTCCGGTACGTTTCCATTTCCCTTCCCCTTTATTTTATTTTGTTAGACTCCGTACTTTCTAATATAATTGATATCAAAAACCGTTCCTTTCCCTCCTCGTTCCTCTTCGAAACCATTCTTTCTAAGTTCGGCCCTCGTTGGAAAGGAATAAAAACCGTCGAGGTAATGTAAACAACTTTCTTCGGTAGAAAGACTTTTGGTTAAGGAATAAACCGATTCCCCCACAAAAAACTCGAAAATTACTACGGAATCGGGGTAACTCGTAAAACGATGGACTCCGTTTATCGTCCCGGAATAAATGGAAGCGTTACCGGAAGAAACTAATATTCTACCATAAAAACCGCCTTTCTTTTCTTCCAAAAAGTATCCGGCTCTAATACCTTTCCATTTACTTCGGTCTACTTCTAACTTTTCCAATCTTTCCTTAAGAGTTCTTTTATTCATTTCCTTCTCCCTTTCGTCCTAAAGGACGAAGATTAGAATTACGAACATCCAGAAAGCTCCGGCGATTAAAACCATCGTTCCGATCTCTTTCGCGGTTTCCATTTTCTTCTCCTTTCCCCCCGGAATTTGGTTTAAAGAGAAACCGGGGAAAGTTGGTCGCCCGATCCCGTCCGGGCGGATATATCGGGGATATTATACCCTAAAACCGAAACGTGTATTATATAGTTTATAAGTATCGGATTTATAAGGGGATTTTCTAATCTATATACCCTATAAACTTAGGGTTCCTTTATAACCTATCGAATATAAACGGTTTTTCGTCGCGGCTTTTATCGTTATAAGTACCCGAAATATAAGGGGAAAATATCGAATTATTTCGGCCAGAAACGTTCGTTATAGGGTACCTTGGGCGTTACCTACCTAAAACGTACTTGGTCCAGACCTATCTAAGCGTACTTGGCTGTATACCTATATTTTTTTCGTTTTGGTTGGAAATTTTTCGAAAATTATTAGTAAAGGTTACCGTTTCGTAATCGTTTTATAAGGTAAAATGTTTCGATAGGTAATACGATATTTTATAGAATAAAACGAATAATAGGAAAAATTATCGGCCTAATTTTGTTTATAAGGCATTTTCTTTCTTCGGTAATAGGATATACGGGATATTTATAAGTAGGCGAAAAATAACGATTTCCCCGCGTTCTATTTTAAAAGATCGTCGTTTATAGGTCGATTAAATACGGCGAAAAACCGTTTATTATCGAATAGTTATAGAGAAAAATAAAGTATATAAACGAATAAGGATATAGATTAGATAAAATATCCCTTATAATTCGGGTAGTTATAGGGTATAGATAAACGGAAACGAATATATAGGACGGAACGAATAGCCCTTTATTATTAAGTAGTTATAAAGTAGCCCTAAGACTATCTACCGGATAGAGTATTATTTCCCTTTTATTATCGAATAGTTATAAGCGATTCTAATTCCCCTTTATAATTAAATAGATACGAGGGAAGAAAAACGAAAATATATTTTCTATCCGAAAAGGGAAATTCTATAAATATCCGAATCTATTACCGTTTCGGGAATAGGTATAAACGGGGTACCAGTTTAATATTTCCCTTTCGTTTTTAATTCTTTTCCGGTATCGTATAGGTAGATAAAAAACGTTCCTTTAAATCCGATTATAAAGGCGCCCCCGAATTAGAACCGGACGGAATCCCTTACCGTACCGGAACCGTTAAAAGGGGAATTACCCCGGAAAGGTTAGAAAATGAAAACCGAAAAAAGTAAGGCGGAATTAATCGCCGAATTAAACGATCTCCGTTCCGCTATCGACGCGAAGAAAGCGGAGCGAAAGAGTCTCGCGGAGAAGGAAAAGACTCTCCGCGAATCCGCGAAAAACGCCGGGATCGTACTTTCGGAAACCTTTACCCGTTCCGAATCCGTAGCGGTCGCGGTTTCTTCCCTCTCGAACGGCGAACCGTTCTCCCTCTCGGGAATCGCGGAAAAGGCGAATCGGATATTTATCGAAAGGGGAAAGAAGAATAACGGGAAGGAGTCCGAAACCGTTTCCCGTCTTCTTCTTCCGTTCGCGGTATCGATCGGACTCGTAGAGAAAACCGGAAAGGACTCTTACCGGTTCGTTAGTCCGGTCGCGGGAAGGAAAGTAGCGTAAAGAAAATTCGAGAGTAAGACGAACCCTCCGGACCGAAAATCCGGAGGGTTTTTTTATTTCCGAAAATAAAAGTAAAACTGTTATTAGATTGATCCCGTAATCAAACAAAAAAAGTAGAAAATAAGACAGGCTCAGGAGAATATCCCTGGGCCTTTTTTATTGGCGAGAATCAGGTCAGATCAATAATAATCGAATTGGTATAGGAGAATGGTGGGGGAATGAAAGAGTAATGGGGAAGAGGGTTGGGGGAATAGATTGGGGATGAAAGGTGCCCGCCACTCCCCATATCAAGTAAATTAAAAAATATTGTCAATTCTATCCCACATTTTATAAGCATACGGGATATCCCTATACTGTAAGGTAATTATTACAGATTTCCCGATAACAATCGTCAATCTCATTCCCCAAATATCCTCTCAGATTGATCAGTGTCATATCTAACTGAACGGGATATGGGAGATGGTGAAATAAGTCAACTGAATCAATCCTCGTTATCATATGATATGGATATACTACTGGTATGGGGATAGGGGGGAGAAAATCCCCCAATGGTCG